TTCCTGGATATTCATCTTCAATTATTTTCATAAGATCAATTCTCAACATAATAAATTCTATCTCTCTGTCGTGATGCTCAACATCACACTCGACATAGAAGTGGAAGTCGTGATGATGTTCATGCCTTAGAAATCCAACCTCAGGAAAATGTTTATCAGCATCGGGCCAATTATGTGTTCCTAACACAATATGCTTTACTTTAATTCTCGCCATTCATATATCCTTCTATCTGTTCATACAAATCATTATAGTTACCACAGTTATCAATGTAATGATCACACTCATCTCGTGCTGTGGTATTAACAAAGTCTTCCGATACATGTTCGCTCTGGTCTTTCGTCAATCCCGTTCTTCCACCTACGTAAATTACATCTCCACCATTCTTTTTGATCCAATCATATTCAATTTTAAATCTCACATCAGATACTACTATGCTTGTTTCTCCATTAGTACCAAGTTCCTTTACCTTATCTTGAATAGAACGCTCGAGCCAATACGTATCCGCAATTCTATACCTCATATCCATACCATATAATTGAAGAAATCTTCTCACTGAGAACTTGCCATGATTGACCACTTTAGTATCCTGCATGTCCCACAAACACAACTCTTTGTTCTTGATAGATTCAAGCGTCTCCAGATCCATATCAAGATATTTACACAAATCCACTTTCATGGCATCAGCAGCTGCTACGCGATTAAAATCATAGTGTTCAACTAAATAATTAGCAATAGTATCCTTACCGGAACCACCTTTACCACACACACCTATTATATCCATTACACCTCCCTTTCCGTATCAAATGCAATTATATGATCTCTTCCGGTCATTCTGTAACCTCGCTCCGCACACAGTTCAAATACTTTAGGATACATTTCTATCAATGTCTCTCTAGTATCACCTGCCGGCATAATATATGTTTTAGATTTTGGTATATTCAACTCTACTCTGAATTGTTCTATCTCGTTAATGTTCTCTTCTGTTCCATCCCATACAGGTTTAAAGTGATAATCCGAATGGTATGAAATCAACTCTTCTATCGTGTCTAAATTTAGCCTCAATCTATTGTGAGTGTCAACAAATTTTTGATCTACTATCTGACCCTTTGGCGTCTTAGTTCCAACCACTGGAACTGAGTTACTAAATTTTGGACTTATACTTAACAAGTGTATTGGTATATCAGTCTCGAATGCATGAGAACCTTCCGTTTCCATCGTGACAAATATGCCTCGATCATCGGCAAAATACATTAAGTCATTTACTAACTCTTGATGCATACTAGGTGATCCACCAGTCAACATCATCTCATCAATCTGTGGATTGTCGTCATATATCTTATGAAGATCGTCCCAAGTATATTTACCCTTCTCGGGATGTATGCTCGTGTACCAGGAATCACACCACCCACCTTCACCAAAATAACATCTATGAGTGCAACCGGTTGTTCGAACAGCTATCGTTGGAATGCCAAATCTACTACCTTCTGATTGTACACATCTGTATAATTCTAATATTGGTAATGTCTTAGACATAATATTCTGCCATGTTATCTTCATGTTCCCAGCACTGAACCTTGTATACCTTTGCCCTACCATTAGTTTCTTTCGTGACTACTTCTTGTAGATATTTTGCTACAAGTTCAGCAAACTTTTCGCATCCAACGCCATCTTCTAATATCCTGAGGTCGATAAGTTCCGCTTCATCTAAAAACTTAAACAATTTTAATTCAGGATCATCAGCTGCTACGCATGTAGTATGATCAAACATGTTTTTCATCCACTCCTTCACACCATTACGTTTGAAACAACCAAAATCTATAACCCAGCCCTTATCATCGAGTTCACCCTCAAACCATACTTTAAAACAAAAGGCATAACCATGAATTAGATTACAATGCGAGTCAGCTCTCCATTGTCTAAATGCTGTGCTGTATCCTATAAATCTTTTATAACTTCTATGTTTACTCATTATTTTTCCTTTTTGTTTTCATATCTTACGTATTCAATAAAAAACCAACAACAGATTGCCATTACAGTAAGTGGCATTAAATTAAATAATATTATCATATATTCTCCTTGTACAATACTCATTATAAATTCTTTAGTCAACATTTATTTTAAAAAAACCTTGCAAGTGTATTTCTGGGATCAGTAGGTGGTGCCCACTTCATAGCATCATAGAAAGTAATTATTTTATTCAAAGCTAACTTTTCATATAACTTTTCTATATCAATATAAACCTTTACAAACTCCATTATCTTATCCGGATTGTCTGTATTCTTGAACGCTACTTTATTGATCCCATATGGGTTTGTCTTCAAGTATACCCATTTTATTTTATCTCCACCAACCACTTCAGTATATTGGTCATCTACATCCATATCTTTTAACATTGAGTTATAATTTATTGCTGATTGTACATGTGCTGGAGTTCCTTTGACTGATTTATTACCTGGTCCTAAAAACTTTTTTATTTGTTTTATACCTGTGGACATTGCGATATCTACTATGGGTTCTTGTTTCATGTTTCGTTTGAATGATACTACAATATCATCTATAGCATCTTTAGTCTTACCTTTGAGTAGCCCTGTGACGACCTCTGTTAATAGTGTCTTGAAAGATTTAGGAAAATTACTTCTGACTATGTCTATACCCTTGACTAATAACTCATCAACTCGCATACCCTCAGAGTCTATAATCCACAAGCTATACCTCTTCTTACTTATGAATATGCCATTTGGAGCAACCACCTCTTGTTTGAATACAAACCGATGTTCGTCTATATTAATCATACGTTTTGCAAACATATTAAGTGAAGTGTTGATATAATCTTGAAACTTTTCACATTCTTTCAGTGTTAAGTCTACCATCACATCATGATCTGTAACATCTACTGATTTATCATTCTTTTGTATAAGTGGTAATGCACTAAAGAATAATGAGTCGGTATCAATGTATATACAATAATCCTTCTCTACACCCAGTTTTTCTTTATAATAATGATTACCCGCTCGTTCCGCATATTTAATCATAGCTTGTCCTGTTGTAGTAACAGACATCGCATTCTCGAGATCGTAGTATCTAAACACTGGTAGTGCCGCAGCTCCGTACATAGAATTTAATAAAATTTTCTGTGTATACTGTTTAATATCAAAAATATGAGCCGATTCTTTGTCTCCTTGTTTGAAGAACTTTTTTCTAAGATTTTTGAATTCAACTCGTTCATCAAACCACTCATTAAGTATTGATGGGATCAAACCTTTGATGTCCGTACGATATAATATTCCATGAGCTGATATAGCTATCGCATTATCATCTAAATGGTTTTTCATTCCTTCATGATCAAAAGTTCCTATCACCTTACCCTTCAAATCTTCTACTCTATATTGTACATCTTTCTTACGAGCATATTTTTCAGCATCCCATCCAATAACACGACCCACTTTTGTCTCTGGGGATATGTTCAGACTCATCATAATATTAGGATACATACTAGCAGCATCGATATCAAATACCCATTGGTGCATTCCCACTTGAGGTGATTTCACAAACGCTCCTGTGATTCGTTCGTCACGATCCATATGAGCTACATATTCCGTATTGGCTTTTGAGGGAGCTATTACACCCTTACGTTTCAAATATGTAAGTATGGCTCCATCTAATAAATGTGATGTAGAGTATATACTCTCATATGGTACATGACCTTTATGAGCAAGAGCCCTTGCAACATCCATATAGTTAAGTTTATCGTCTAGGAGTTTTAATATTCGAACGTCGTTAATGTTATATTCTATGAATTTGTCTATATCATTTGCATATAAATCATTTAGAGTTCCCTCATAGGCAACCTTCTTTACTCCAACTTCCAACGAACCTATATCGTCGAGTTTATATGATGGTCTATCTCCCATACTAAACTTCATGTATAATCTATAATAATCAAGACATGATATACCAGCTATCTTGAAAACGTTCTGTCCTCTGTTAAAGATAACTGTACTTATTGGTGACAGCTCGTTAGCTAACTCCGTACCAAGTACCACGCACATTCTGCTGTATAGATAAGGGACGTCAAAGTTGTCTATGTTCCATCCACTGAATATAGTTGGATTGATTTGTTTGACGAGAAGTATAAAATGTTTGAGAAGCTCATCTTCTGTAGAAAATACTTCAATGTCAATGTTATCTTTAGATTTTAGTGTAAGTTTATTGTTTAGATCTAGGACTCCAACATAATATTTGTCATCTTCTTGATCGTATACAGTAAATGATAATATTCTATTAATTGGATTGTGCCAATCTGGAAATCCTTCAAGCACTTCTGTTTCTATATCAAAATAAAGTACCTTATGGTTTACTGATGGTTCATCTGAATTATGATACAAGTCGACTAATGTACGCATTTCAGGATTTATATCAGATTCAAATAATTTAGAAGTGTCTTCTTTTTTCCAATACTTTATCTTTTTGAGTTTATCTCCGTATAGAGATCGGAGAGTACCTGATCTGTTTTTTTCATATGCATACTTTTTGAACGGTAGCATAGTGTGACCTTTTTGATCATCCCACAAATGAATTAGTGGCTTAGCTCCTGTCCAACTTATAAAAATATTCTGATACATCTAAATAACCTTTTGAAATTTACTCAATCTTTCAATTGATAGCAACTATTTTTTATAAACAATCTCCAATATTATGCAGGGGGAATTTGATCCCCCCACACAATTGTATTTGGACTTAAAAATTAACCGAAAGTCCTACGTTGAAGTTCCTTGGAGTTCCAAGAAATACTTCAGCGTTATGAGCAGCATGAACTTTATCACCATACCCATTATACTTACTGTTATCCACAGCATCTTGTACATATACATTATCCAAAGCATTGAATAGATGAGCGCTTAGTGTCATATCTAATCCAGCTACTTGAGGTAATTTATATGATAGATGTAAGTCCAATTTGGAATAACCAGGAGCTTTCCAAACCTGTGATCTATCAACATCATCTCCATCTACTTCACGAGAATCAGGTGACCAATCAGAATAATTATCATCGTACATTTTAAACAGACCCTGTATATTTAATCCCTTGATAGGTTTGATCGTCAGACCACCTACATAAGCTGTTTGTGGCATGTCACCGACAAATAGATTATTGAGAGCGTAAGTATACTCTGTTGTTTTCATACCAATGACTTGATCGTTATCATTATACTCTTGTTCTTGATAATCACCTTTAGCGTCACCATCAAACTTCCAAGTACCTTTACTAAGAGCCAAGTCTAAGTCTACCATGCTATGAAGAGCCACTTTAGCTTCTACTTCATAACCTGTATGACTTTGGTTTACACCAGATAAGAATATTACATCAGTATCGCCTGAATCACCTTGCCCTGTCATTACTGACTTAGTAAGGTTTCTATCAGACCACTGTGTATTGTATCCATTGACCGTTAGAGCAACTTTATCACTCTTGTAGTCTCCACCTACTTCACTACTAAAGAACTTTTCATTTGCTGGATCTGAAGCTACTGAGCCATCATTATAGATTACATTATCCATAATAGGTGGCTTTTGTACAAACCCTACGTTAGCAAATGCTGACATTCTATCATCTAAATTGTAGACTGCTCCACCCTTTAGTTGATAAGTAGTAATTGTCGGTGCTTCGATCAACAAATCCTCTACTGTAAAATGGTCTTGATAAGTATATCCTATTGTGGATAAACCACCCATACCATAAACATTATACTTTTCTGTATCGTAGTTACCTTGTATGAATGTACCAATCCAATCTACTGTAGTATGATTGTGATATGCTATGATGTCGCCCAATCCAACCTTTTTACCGTCTGATTTATTATCATCGGCGTAATCTACATAGTAGTCTCCACCCAATAAATCACGAACTTCACGAGCGTGTTCTATTTTAGCAGTTCTCCAATCAATACCCACTTGAACTTCTAGCTCATCATTAACAACATAGTTAAGTTTTGAGATAGCTCCAAATGTATTTTGACGATTAATTGAATTACGAAGTATACCGGTAGATTTATTTTCTGTTTCTGAGAAAGATGAATCTATGTTATCAGAATTCTGAGCGATCTCAGCGTTCCAATCCCACATCCAAGGTGAACTTGCATACCAAGAATTACCCTCTACTGCTGGTGTTCTTGATACACTTCCATAAGTTCCCGTTCCACCACCTGAACCACCAGACCAATACGCAACAGTACTTAAACGTACCTCATCGTTAATGGTTAAAAAGTGGTTAATGTTGACTAACGGTTTATGAAAAAAGTTCTCTCTTTCATTTAGAAAATCTGAACTGAACCTATCCTGTGTTTTGTCTCCATACATATAAAAGTATTGTTTACCTTTATAGTCTGAGCTAACAGGAGCCCAATTCTGGTTGTAAAATCTGCCAGCTTCAGTTTCAAACTTCTCTCCAACAACATAAGCAGAATCGTTATATCCAGCAATATCACCAGCTAACTCTTGTGAGTAAGTAGCAATGTTCTGTTTATATAGATTTTGACCATGTCTTTGAGGAGCTCCGATCCCATACAACTCAAAACGTTGTTTGTCACTTACAGCATATGAAAGACCTGCATAGTAAGCCCAAGCATCCGTCCACGTTCCACCAATGAATCCATCACCAGTTTTACGAACAATCGTACCACTCAAGGCTAACCTATCATTGATAAGACCCGAGTTGTAGTTCAAGGTAGTCTTTAGGAATCCACCCTCGCCTACCTCTTGCTTGAATTTACCACCTTTCTCCATAGCTGCTGGGTCGGTAATGATGTTCATGGTTCCACCAATAGATGGTGTAGCGAGATTAACAGCTGATAGACCTCTCTGCATCTGAATTGAAGATGTAGCGTCACCCACTCCATCCCAATTAGACCAATAGACCCATCCGTTCTCCATATCGTTCTGGGGAACACCATTTATCATCACGGCTACATTTCTTTGGTTGAAACCTCTTACGTTGATACGAGCATCACCCGCACCACCACCTTGCTGAGTTGCGTATACCGACGGTGTTGTATTAAGAATCATTGGAATGTCTTGTGAACCAAGTCTAACTTCCATATCCTCTTTGTGTATTGTCGTGTATGCAACGGGTGTTGTTTTATCAGCTCTCGAAGCAAGAACCTCAAGTGCTGACATTGATACCACATCGACTTTAAGATTAAAGTCGACAACAGCATCATCTTCTCCAACGACTACACTTATAGTCTTTGAAGAATAACCAATATAAGAAGCAGTGACGTCGTATGTTCCAGCAGGTACATCTTTGATAAGATAACTGCCTTCGCCGTTGGAAACTGAACCAAGTTCTGTTCCTACTACTACGACATTTGCCCCTTGAAGTGGTTTTTCACTATCTACGATACCTGATATAGATTGAGCAAACAATCCTGTCATCATCATAAATAATGTTACTAGATTACGTATATTCATTTACGTTCTCCTCGTTTAGATTAAGACACATTTTTTCACAGGTGTGTCAGCTGCCTGTCCGCTTTTAGTTTGCATAATCTTGGTCGTCGTTATCACCAGTCGTAGGTATGATTTCACAGACATCGTTGTTACAAAACTTGTCTATATCAGCCTCCTCGTTCTTTATAACACCAAACGACAACTTAGATATCTTGCTAACTTTTTGTTCATATGTTTTTTCGTCTATAGACTCGTATGGCATTTGTTTATATGCTCCAAGTTCATGTCTTGGTAACAAACTGATACCTTTCAGTCTATATTGGAAGTAATTTAGTACTGCAGGTAATTGGTCTGCCTCTGTTTTTGGATCAAAAGTAGCTGTACAGCTAACTTGATTATCAGCCCAGTGTCTTTGTAAAAAGGCTGCTAAGCTAAACTGCTCCCACACAGACAATTCTCCAACCGTTCTTATACCTTCACCCACATCCACCGGAACTTCTACTACTACAGTGGAATCTTCTGATCCGTATGCAGGTTCTATGTGATAACCTGATTTTTTCATAGGTCCAATAAGATCACTATGTTTGCTTAATCTCATTCTCCTAATATAAAACCTCGATTCCGGATAATGCATTCCTGGAGTAGCACCAACCAATAATGAAACGGTACCTGAAGGTTTAACTGATGTTGTTTTAATTGACTTTGGAACAGCAAACCAATCACTATATTGCTTATCCCATTCTTGTATCGTATCATATCCCGTCTCCAGCCATGTTCTAAGTTCTTCTATACCACGCATTGTTAAAAATTGAGCTACACCACTAACAGAACATCCTATTCTTCTATTACGAAGCATGACTCTATTAGTTTCAGGCCAATGTGTTTTTCCCAACGTGACTGTCTTTGCATACAAATATGCATATTTAAGTGTTTTTTGATAGTCTTCTAACGAATCGTGATTATATGGAAACGTTTCTACTAAACAACACAATTCGTATGATTCTAGTGATTGTTCCAAACAAGGATTACCTCCCATAACTCTATGGTCTTTGTTATCTCCACCATTCTTCATGCGAGAGTATTGTTGCATGTTTTCTAGCCAAGCAAAACCAGGCTCACCATTATCCACAATCCGTCTACATACATCAGTGTAATCCATGCCAAGTTCTGCAAATATACTATTATTACTTGTCCATCCATATTGATCTCTGTGTGGGTTCACTTCATAGTTCTTTAGATCTAAATACTCTTGATTGTGTGGGTCACCAAATACAATCTCAGCAGTTCTTCTTACATTACCTGCTACGACACATTTACCAATCAGATTCATTATATCTACAATAGTCGTTATAGTGATAGGTTCACCCGTATTACCTTCTAATATTTTCCTAATGCTGTTGTGAACTTCTTCTAATGGTTCATGACCACTAGAAACTCCACCAAAGCCTTGAATGGGCGCTCCTGCTGGTCTAACCTCAGAATAATCAAAGCTGACTGGAGCTGTACCGTGAAAATAACTTTCCAATAGTTCTTTTAAAGACTCTACCCATCCTTCTCGTGTATCTGGAACTACAAAGATGGTTTTAGCTCTATCTTTGTTTATTCCTTTAATTACAATCTCTCCAGCACCCTTAGTATCGAATCCAACCCCAACTCCTAACATGGACGCGTCCATTAAGAAACAAAAAGGTTTTGCCATATCATCCTTAATTGTTTGCGTCGATACAAAAGCACAATTATTTAGAGCCGCATAAAGATTACGTTCTTCTGTAATTGGACTTCCCATAGCCCAAAGTCCTCTACCTGGTGGTAAGAACTTCATGTTCCATATTCTATCATACATTTCTTGTGCAGACTTTTGAGCTTGCCACGGATTCCACCCTAACTCATAAGTATCAATTCTTTCCTTCTGCATCGTGTATGTACCTTCTACAACCCTCTGTACTGTTTCCCACCACCTCTCGTTCTTTCCATCTTGTTTAACACGAGAATATGTTCTCATATAAACAAGTTCTCCCAAACCATTGAATCCAAAAGGAGGTTTCTTTCTCTTATATGAGTTAATGAAATTATCAGTAAGTTTAAATTTTGTTTTTTGCATAGTTAGTTATTATCCATAAGTTGTTCATATTTATTTGACAGCATTTTCTTGGTAAGATTGTCTCTGTTGTCTATTTTATCTTGCTGTTGTTTTCCACCAACAGAGTCCGTGTAATAAATATCAATGTGACCATTATTAGTATTGACTTTTGCTGGATAAGTTAGTCCATCTGGACCAAATCTATTTTTTATTACGTGGAATCTTCCCGTGTTACCTATCTTGTCCTCTACCTTACGAGATAGCGACACAACAAAGTCTGCTGTCATAATTTTGATATATGACTCAGCAACCTTTCCAGCTTCTATTACATCCTCATCTAAAGCACTTCTGTTAGCTTGACTTGCTGTCCACACTGGTACTTCTAGTTCTCCAGCAAGACCCCTGAGATCCTCATAAATGTTACCTAGAGCATGTCTCATTTCCTTGGATGAGCCTGAGTCTCTCATAATATCTGCATAGTCTACTATTACCAAATCCGGAGCTCCTTCAAGAGTAGTTAATCGTTGTAAATGTGCTTTTATTGTATGTACTGTAGCTGACTTGGTGGGATAATACTTTATATACAAATTGCCCTTGAGATCAAAAACCTTCTGAACTACTTCATCTTTATGAAATTTTAAATTTTGATTAGCTATTCCTGTAAAGATACTATCATACCTCAATCCTACATAACCTTCATTTAGTTCTAACGAATAATGTACAATTTTTTTACCACTCTTTATAGCAGATGCACCTATTGCTGATAACACCCAACTCTTTCCAGCACCCGCTGGTGCTACTACCACTCCTAACTCACCACCACCTAAACCTCCCTGCATGAGTTCATTTATAACTTCCCATGGTGTTTCGACCGTATCTCTAGCCATTTCTTCATACCGTTCATCTATCATGGTTTGATAGTTATGACCTATATCTCTCTCCATACCAGCCTTCATGGCTTCGTCTATAATTGATTTAATTTTATCAAAGTCTCCATCATACTCCAGTATCTCTACTGATTCCATAATAGCTGTCTTGAGTGCTTGGTTTTTGAAAAAATCTATCGTTTTATCTTGAACAAATTCTAGATCCGGTGCTTCGTATGTTTGATATACTTCCTTCAACGTCTCTATCACACTAGTCTTGAGAACTTCTTGTTCTATAGAACTAACACCGACCTTGAATGCATCTATGGTGATTGCTTTGTTGTATTTGATGAAATATTCTTTACTATGACGGATTATCCATTTTTTAGCATCTCCGTCATAGTATTGATCGTCCAACATATCAACTACCTGCTCTAAAAACTTCTTGTCGGTCATTAGAGATACTATGCTCTTTATTTGAAAAGCATGGCCAAATTGAGATAGTTTACTAATTGCCACTCAGACCTCCAAATCTATCTAATCGTACAAACTCAATTAGCCAGGAATCCATATTAGGTATGGCTCCGTTCAATTTATCCTGCACGAACATCGTTGAAAATCTAAACTTAACCAGACGAGGTATCTTTCTGATTAGAGCTTGTTGGATATATCTTTTGTTGTGATTACTTAGGTCTACGTCATGTAGTTGCATTAACAAATAATTCCGTTTTATTATCATTTGGTTTTCTCGGATCTGTTGCAATATTTTGTATTTATGCTTTGGATCATCACTAAACTTAATGACATCCTTAACAGTAAAGCTACTGTTTTCTGTCAATTGGGGAATATATTTTTTAATCGTTTTTAATCCTGCACCCTTTATACCTGGAATGTTGTCGGATTTGTCACCCTCCAACGTTCTTAACGTAATAAAGTTCTCTGAAGATACACCATATTCTTCTTTTATCTTTTCTGGTGTGTATTCTATCTTCTTTGTAGGTGACCACACTGTCACTCTTTTCGTTATCAATTGGTAGAAATCTTTATCTGTACTCATGATAATTATTCTGCTTTTTGGTAATAACGAGGTCGTCAGATATGCAATAACATCATCGGCTTCACAATAATCTATACTCATTATCGTGACTGGTAATTCCTCTAAATATCTAATAAGTCTTCCTAGTTGGAGTTTCATAGATTGTTCTTCATCTTGAGGTGCAGTACCCCAATCTACGTTTCTATTGAATCTTTGTTTTACTCTACGGTTGCCTTTATATTCAGGGAAAATCTTTCGTCGCTTCTTAGAGCCACCCTTGCCATCAAATGTAATAATGCACCTTGTGGGTTTTATCCTGTTGATTGTATATCTAACAGATTTCAAGAAACCTATTATACCACCAATATGGATACCATCATCATTCAATGCTGGATTAGCACTAAAAGCTCTAATGAAAGTGTTAAGTCAGAGACCATCAATGATGAGCACACGACTATTAATGTCTAGTGACTTCTCATCATTGATGGCATGGTTCTCCTCTAACTGCTCGAGAATGTTATTATATCGTTTATGGACTCCCTTAGAGTTCATCTACCACATCACTCGTTAGCTTTACATCATCGATACCTAAAGTTTGTGTTTGATATTTTAGAATTGATTTCTCACAAATTAGTTCATATACATATTTACGTAATTTTTCATCACCATCTAGAATATCATTCCATTCTTTAGACTGAAACTTAATATCTTTCCCAGACGGGTCGGTAAGTGTGTACCAAGCCCCTGCCTGTTTAATCAATTTATGTTCCTTTAGAACTGATAACCATCCTCCATAGTCATCAACCCCTCTATCGAAGTACAACTGAAACTCACTCTGTCGAAGAGGTGGTCCCAATCGATTTTTTATAACCTGAGCTTTAACCTTCATACCAATTGTATTGTTCTTGGTATCCTTTATCTGACCTGTATTCTTGAGTCGAACGCGGGTCGAAGCATGAAATGGTAGAGCTTTTCCACCACTTGTAGTCCAAGGATCACCGAACATTACACCTAACTTCTGGCGAAGTTGGTTTGTGAATATTAAAGCTACTTTTTGTCTTGCTACCATCTGAGTTATCTTTCTCATAGCTTTAGAGATGATAATTGCTTTGCTGGTAGCCCATCCGTCCTTCTCAAAATCTGCATCCATTTCAACCTTAGTTGAAGCGGCCGCTAAACTATCCACGAGTATAGTGACTAATTTATTTTGATCTGATTCACGAATTTTTGTTATGATGTTCTCGATAGCTTCAAAGATTTCCTCTACAGTCTCTAATTGAACATAGAGCATCTTTTTAGTATCAATACCAATTGCCTCTAAGAATTCTCTCGAGACAGCTGATTCTGTGTCTATATAGACAGCAAGACCATCTTGTTTTTGTGTGTTTGCTAATGTATGGGCTCCGAGAAGAGATTTTCCACTCCCCTCAAGACCATTTAGCTCTGTGATTTTGCCAACAGCTAATCCACCATACGCCCTATTTGATATTGCAATGTCTAACATAGATGATCCCGTGGATATCCATCCCGCTACATCTGTTGGACTATCGTCATTATTCAAAAAGTACGCAACTTGCTGGTGCTTAAACTGCTTGTTTAGTTCGCCCGCAATCACATCTGCGAGCTCGTCATGTTTACTCACCTATTTTGCAAATAGTTTGTCGAAAGCATCATCTACTTGATCAACTGTCTTGGATGTTTCCTTAGACGGTGTTGACATTGTTGTAGATTCACTTACTTCTTCAGTGGCTGATGGATTTAAGTAGTTTGTTAAAACCACTTTTAGTTCATCATATGAAGGTTCCTTATACAACTCAGTGATTTCAGTTTGATTATTCATCAACTTTTCCATTTCAGTTCCATCTTCTACTAAAGCTGTCTGACTTGGTTTTACACGAATTGTAGTCTTCCCATACTGATTGCCTGCCTCTGCTGGAGTCTGACGTTCCACTACGATATCTCTACCAGACATTTCATCTGATATGTCACCATAGTCTGGATCTGCTATGAAGCCTAAGAGTTCTTGATAAACTGTTTTACCAAAACCCCAAAACTTCACACCCTCGAACTCTTTACCTCTTACAACCACAGGAACAAAAGTTCTCATTTTTGGTTCAAGACGTTTACCTTGGATCCACTCATCTTTATCACCAGTACTTTTTAACTTACCAGCAAATTCGTTGATTGGATCTGGTCTACCAAATGATACAGGAGACATGTGTGTCTTATTATCACCCATACTATAATGAAAATACAATTCAATAAATGGATTGCTCTTTTCAAACCTATAAGGTACTATACGGATTTGAGTTTTACCTGCGGGTGGTTTCCAGAATGCGTCGGCTGTAGATTGAGTCTTTTGAAGCGACTGTAACCGATCTTTGATTTGTTGAATATCCATTGATATCCTCCTTATGTTTTATTATTAGTGTTTAGTTTTTATCGTTAAGCGATAACCATTGTACATATATATGTATGAAATTTTCCAAACATATAAGTTTTTTAAGATAGAATAATTTCGTGCTCATCCTCGTATGTTTTGAGTATTCTCTTTACTAGCGGATGTCTAACACAATCATCTCTAGTAAATGCCATGTGATCTACTCCTTCCACATCTTTTAATCTGTTCCATACATCATAGAATCCACTCTTCTCATATGCTGTGATACCATTGGCCTTGTACTTATCACACTGAGACATATCCCCTTGAATAATCATTTTGCAATTCTCTGATACTCTCGTCATTAATGTTTTTATTTGCATAGGCGATACGTTCTGTGCTTCATCTAAGATTACGTAACAATTCTCCAAGTTAGTTCCCCTTAGAAAATTTAGTACCCCAATTTCTATCTTACCATCATGTATTAATTTTGATGCCTTATCTTTACCCACTATTTTGTCCAATATAGTAAATGTAGATTCGTTATACTGTTGTATTTTAGATTGTAACTCACCTGGTAGAAAACCTAATTTATCCTCATTACCCACATCAACTGTTGGATTTATTATAATGAGTTTATTGTATGGAGTACCTCTTCTCAGTATATCTTGTAGTGCTTTGTATATAGATACGTACGTTTTTCCTGTACCTGCTATCCCATGACATAAAATCAACTGAGATTCAGGGTTACCCATCTTGTGATAAAAGAGGGCTTGGTTTTGTGTTTTAAACTTTATATTATTAACGATCTTAGGAATTGAACCTATTTGGGACTTGTATACTTTTTTTACTTTGTTTTTCATATCAGTTCTACCATTTATCCTTTGGACATTCAGCTGATTCATAATGAACCTTTACGTTCATGAAACAGCCACATTCTACACATCTGCCATCTTTCTTATTAGTATCGGGATTAGTCTCATCATACAGTAATGCTGGACAGTCCTTACAGATCTGCCATCTGTGTTGAGCTTTGTGTGATTCACATATAACCCGTTTACCTCTGAGAAATAGTTTTAAAGATCTCCATTGTTCTATTGCTAGTCCGCGAGCCATTTTGAGCGACGAAGGTAATGTCTTCTCCACAGCTAGCATATTTTCCGTAGCCTTTATGCTAGACAATTCCTCTTGTGTAGCTGGTCTGTCTACGGTTGGTTTTGGTTTTAGCACTAACTAATTTACACCTAAATGCTTTAGTAGCTTATCCAGCTTAGCCTCCAGGTTTGATAACCTGACTTCCGTACTGGATTTAGGTTGTTGAGTAGCTGATTGTAATCTTTGCACGACTGTATCAGCTGTTACTAAATTTTTTAAATGAGTATTCTGAGATGCCCACTTCTGATAGACCTTCTTCCATGCAGCTAGTTCTGCAGGAGTGGATTGGGCCACTGGTGGTGCAGGTGCTGGACTAATTGGTCTTGGAGTCAACTCTAGCATTTCATCAGCTGATTTTAAATCAATTAAGTGGGAATTTTCATTTAACCATTTATTATAATTCTTAATAAATTGTTTAACTTCCTTCTGCGGAGCTTTCAATAAAGGTACTGGTGGCATACTTGAAACTGGTTGTTGTAGTGGTGGAATAGATTGACCATCTGCCCACTTTCTTAACAAATCTTCATCGCGAGAACCACATACTAAATTGCCTGAGTTGGGGTCGATCAAGAGTGGTGTTCCACACTTGAAGTTGAACTTTTGTTGGAGCTCGTTCATAACCTCTTTGTTCTCTTTATCTTCCAGATCCAACTTGAGTATGTTGTATCCTTCTTGATTGAGTTTGTCTACTACTGGTTCTACCTTTGCGCAATACGCGCATCCTGTAGTGTAAAAATAATACATATCCTGCGTATTCATAATAACCTCTTTGATTTAAATTTCTATAATTTCAAATATCCTAGTTGTGATTCTATTTAATCCTTGGTTGTTTGTTACCAAGATTGTGTTTTGAAAGTTTTCCCATGGGAGTACATATTTAGTATCCAGGATACCGTTGTTGAGATTCTTAATCGTCTCGTTCAATGCATTTATCGTATACAATGTATTTGTGTGCTTCTTCCTATGAAGAGCTATTGTGCTTGGAACTGAATTGTAGTCTAACTCACTAGTCTGCTCTACATTGTATGTGCACATGAATTCTTTTGGCTCATCTTCGTTTTGAAGAACGTATATCTTACCAAATAGTATCGTATATTTCTCTTGAATTGTTTGTACGATACTATCTAATGATGCTTTGTGCGTAAACGTACAGAGGAGTTGTGTGTTCATATTTATCTACTTTAGTGATTCAAAGAGTCTATTGTACTGGTTTACCCATGGATTCTTGGACTCTCCCATTATATCCAAATACAAATCATCCTCTCTCGTCTCGATATAATTTGCAAGTGTCATTCCAGTGTCACCAAAATTAATTGATCCATCTTCTATTCCTTGCATGAGTATACTATGCTTGATAGCTCCATAGGGATCTTCACTAGCTTTTGGTATTTTATCAGCCTCTAAATTGTCATATATCTCTTTGACATCTTCATCGTCATTGAAACTTAGTATAATTGAGTTAAATGCTTGTTCTTTCTTGTCCGGTATGATTCCATCCGCTGCATCTGCAATGTTCTGATCCAAATCTGCTCCCGTTACAGAACCATAAGAGTCATTATCATCGTCGTCTGAATAATCATAAGGATTTTGTGATATTTTGGTATCTCGTTCACCAGGCCCTTTGTCGGAATCACTATCTGGATCGATGTCAAGATCTTTACCCATATCATCCAATGCACTTTGAAGTATATTTCTACCCGAGCTGTCTAGGTTGTTGGAAAAATCCATAAGATCACTATCTGTTGCTCCTGCATCAATGGCACTTTGAAGGTCATCTATTATCATGGTATCAACATCCGGATTATCTCCAAATGACATACCTCTACCTAAGGCATCATATATTCCTTCTTCTGTACCCTGAAGAGCTAATTCTATTGCTTGTGGTTCGTTGGCTTGTCGGACTTTAGCTTGAACCTCTGGTGAAGGATCTTGAGCCGGATCGCCATAATCTCCACTCCTTGGTTTCTCTACCGAGGTACCCTTTGGTTTGGATGGCTTGTCGAGAGGTTCGTGAGAACCACCCTTGATGGCTGCCTTCATGGCATCTTTGGTCTTGAAGGAAACCTTCCGACCAGTCTCTTTGCTCTTAGCTACGAAGGCCCTGTTTTCATTCAGGATCTTATAAATTTCTGCTTCATACTTCATGTATTATCTCCATTGTACTATATAAGTATCAACATTTAAGGTTTTGATATAGCTGGGTCTAAATTATCAAGAGATAGATTAGCAGTTACCAATAACCCTTCATCAACAAATCTATCTATATCTTCACCAGGACTTCCTGTTACAAAATTACCAAATGCTGGATTTCTATCAAGATATTCTTCACCATCTTTGCTTCGTTTTACCACTTCTTTAGTATTTATAAAAATTAATTTATCCAAACCATGCTCTGCTGCGTAATTTGCCATAAGATTTTTTGTAAACGCTTTTCTGACCTCTATTGGATCATCTAAAATATCAGTAGTGAAGTATTTTGCTGCATCTCCATTTGGATGTGCTACTTCTTCAAACTCAAGTATTGCCTGCAACAGCTCTTCTCGATCTGCTCCTGAATCACTTGCTATACTCGTTACAACTTTTGTTATAAATTTACTATCAGATCCTGCAGCTGACGCCATTTTACCCAATCGTGTTTTTTCAAATTCTCTTGGGAAAATTCTTTCACGTTTTCCTACTCTAGCACCGGAACCTTTTACTTCTAAATATTTACCATTCCAATCTAGATCACCAGCTCCAGCATCCGCCATCTTCACATCATCTAACATCATTGACAAAAATGTTTCACCTTTCCCAACACCTCTGCCACTCTCGGAACCAAACATTGAGAGCAATTCTTTCAATGATTCGTAAGACATTCTAGATTTAGAAAAGGTATTCATAAGATTACCCTTTTTTCCTATAACATCATATGATGGTTTATCATACGCATCATAATTTTGAAGGTCTTCATTACCAGATAAAATGTTAAATATTTCCTGAGGAGCACTACGTTTTCCAAACGTTGCGTTAGTAATGTTAGCCCCATTTGACATATTGTCATCCCAAGTTTTTTCTATTGATCTATTTTGTATTGTTCTAGTAAGTTTCTTTACAAGATCGGCATCTTGTTTTATAGAATCCGGAACGCTGGCTAACCAATCTTCAATCTGCTGTTTTTCCTGACTTTTAACATCATCACGTTTATCTTCTAAATCTTCACCTTCTTTTGATTTAGGTTCATCTACATGATGCGAATCACCTTTAGTATGTTTTTCTACATCTGATTGTGAAGCATTCTTTTTTACAATAGAATGTTTTTCTTTATTGGCTTTATCAACTGTATAAATATTTCCACTATCTTTATTTTTTACTAAATCTAATTCACCTAATAGTTTTTCAATAAAACGTCGTGGATACTTCTTCTCTTCTAGAATCTCTCTCAGAGTATTTACGTGACCCGAATCCTTTGGATCAGGTATCCCTGTATGTACTCTATAAGACCATTCTCTTGTTAGTTCATCTAAATTAATTTTCATGTTATACTCCAATCAACTATTCCTCTCGTATTGATCTAAAGCATCCCACATTTGACCAAATGCCTTAATGCTGATCTTGGAAGACTTGCTGAACTTCCCGGACTTTGCTATTTTAGCTAGATCCGTAGCCATTCTCTGTACTTTTTTCTTGAGTGTTGGATAATCGTAAGTTCCAATCCCCGACACCTGTATAGTTTCAGATTGCTCCTTGATTATTAGTTTTTTGAGTTTGATCACTACGAGATAGTTGTGTACATCTGTTTGAATTTTTTGTAGAAATCATTGAAGGTTTTGAGAGTCTTGGTGACTTCATTCATTTCACTACGATTCAAATCCTTCTTTACATCACGAGCAAAAGCCTTCAGTGATATCTCCAACCTGGCTATCTGGTTAGCTGCATTGTCGAGACCATAATCATGGCTGGATTCTGTTAGTTTTCCTTCCTCTTTGAGTCTCTTGGCCTCTTGGACGTCAGCCAGTGTTGGTAACGGATCACCAAACTTTCTGTTCTCAAATCCAGGAGAGTTCTCTTGTAGTAGTTTTTTTAATTTTATCATTATCGTTTATCTTTTTTGCGATGCTTTTTTAAAATTTTATCCCACGTTTTCCAAGAGTTCTCCATATCGCTTACGGCAGAATTAAGTTTCTTTCCTATCTTGTCCATATGAGCGTGAAATTCTTTCTTTACCTCGTCGTAATGCCGTCTATCGTTCCAATCATACATATCGGATTCTCTTGGACCAAAATCAATTGTTTCCATTTCACCAAAATTGATTCCCCATTTATGTCCATAGTCAGAAACATCACTTAGTTTTGAAAATGTAGGAAGTTTTGATTCTTTAAGTCTCTTGGCCTCCTTGACATCAGCTAAAGTTGGTAATGGATCGCCAAATTTTCTATTTTCGAATCCAGGTGAACTTTCTTGCAGCAGTTTTTTTAATTTTATCATTTTTTCTTCTTTTTTCGTTTTGGACCATGTGAATGTTCTTTTACTTTAGTCACCTTTAGTTTCTCGGCTGGTACGTCCTCGTACAACTTATTACCAAATTTAACTGTGTAGTATTCAATCGAACCATCTTCCGTTAATGTGTGTGTCATTACTGTACCTTCACCCAACTGTTTCTTAGTGGAAACCTTCCACTCAACGTGGGTTGCTCAATTGTGTGGTATTTCACCATTTAGTTTAGTCAGCTTAGTATATCCATCGTTCTCTTCAATGACTTCCTGGATGATCTCTCTTAGTATCTTAGATGTTAACTTCATTCATATCTCCAAAATTATTTCCTGATTTTGCTTTCACGATAAATCCTCCTTTCTGTAGAATTTCCATCAAGTCGGATATAACATTTTCTTTCTCATGCACATCGAACAAAAAACTATCATAATTGTATAAAATCAGGATAGTCTTCTTCTTGTATAAGTATCTTTGAATCTCTAGAATCGTACGAATATTCCGTTCAGTCTCAGTAGCCTGAATGTAGTAGTTCAATAGCTTGTTTGCTGACATGTCATCGTAGTTCTGTTTTAAAAATCTTCTCTTGTATATGGGGGTCTCTATGAATCCATCAGAATTAAAGTTTGTCCACAATAGATCAGATAAATCCTTGACTCCTTTGAAGAACGGATTCATCTCTCCAACCTGAGGAGGTATAGTGCCGTACAGATATTTAAATGACATTGCCTTACTCTCATCGTACGTTACGTTTCCATAATACTGTCTGAGGTGTTCATGTACTGAGGTTTTAGGAAATTCATAACCTATCAAGTCCCCCAGTATTCTCACGTGATATGCATCATAATCACATTCCATTAGATAGTCATTTTGAGCTACAATGAAAGTTCTCTTCTTGGGTTCCAGAGCTGCGAAGTTGATACCACCAAAGCTATTTGATGGACGACCTGCAGATGTGCATAAGAAATAATCCGTATACATTTTGTTTTCACTAATGTGTTTCTCTACTTTGGATCCAAACAACTCAATGACTTGTGGATCAACCTTCACTCCAACTCTCTCAATTGAGTATAGAGCAAGTATAGCATTGTTATTGTACTCGATATAACTAGTAAGTTGATCATCCTTGAGAAGCGAGTAGAAAGTTTCAATCCTGACAGCTACGGCATCGCAATATTCTTTATGTTTTAATAGTGGTATTACTGCATTAATATTTTCTATACTATAGTGTTTATTATACATGACATCCAAACAATTTATCCTGATGTCGGATAGATCTAGATCATTTCCTGTTAGATAATACCACATTAGACTTGCATCATATACTTGAGGAAATGGATACACGGATAGCAAATCCTTCTTGTTAGGTGTGATCATAGGAACATTCATGAGATCGTCTAGTGTTCCCGCTTCCAGATTATCCAGATGGTTGAATGTTCTGATCTCAGAAGGTTCGTTTGGTGGCTTCACGTACAAAACAGACAAGGAGTTCTCTCCATGTCGAGAATGTCTGGTAGGTGATGCAAATATAGGTATTACTATGTAGCAATCTTCTAATGTAACCATTTGTATGTATCCGTTAAGACTTGTTAGATTGTATTATCCCATGTATAAACTTACTAAAAAGTAACTCACCAGGCAACACTTTTTCTTGTTCGTTCACTCTAGGTGCAAAGAACCAAGAAATTATTCCATTGCCTCTGTATTGGAAAATCTCTATATCAGTGTTTGCCTTGATCGTTATTCCTCTTGATCCCAAAGTAAACATGGCATCGAGAACTCTCTCTAAATTTTCATTTGGTGTTCCTTGAAACGGAACTTCATATCTACCAAAACCCAATGCTGGAAATATTTCATTACTCGAAGGATCTTCAATATCTATCTGCTCTGAATTACTATCCAGTGGATTTGATGGTACCACTATAGTAGGTCCTTGAGCAAAACAATTATAAAAAATATTTACAAGAGAAGCAAATACTCTTGGTTGTTTAGGATCTAACATTTTTTTGATTTGAGATTTAGTCAGATCTGGAAAATTGTCTCTCAATGGATAGTTGAAAAGATCCAATGCTATCTTTGTTGTAAATTTTGCTCCAGTAGTAAACGGTTGTGTTGATTGTATCGGATTCAGCTGAGTTATTGCATTAGTAAATGAACTCCACCCCTTCAGTCCTATAAAATCAATACCTTTCTTATCTACAACCAAATCATCCTTAGATACATATGTTATGTTTGATAATGGATTGCCTGTCCTTGGGTTAAATTTTCGACCAGGACCCGTAAGTAAACTTGGGTGAGTTGCCATTCTCCCTGATAATGTGGTTGTCCATGTACCCGGTGTTATTGTGTGAGATTGTCCAAGTAGCTGTATGACCTGTCTATCCAACCACGTACTGGGAAGATAATCTAATCTAACCATCCCTCCAACCATATTGTATCCAATACCATACGTGTCAAATGATACCTCTATTGGTAATATTTTTATACCATCTTCATACTTTTCTAGTTCATTACTCTTTTGATTTCTATCAGCAGCACTTCCCACCCCTGTTCCTACATCATCGTTACCCTCAGCCGATACGTTTACACCGGAATCATTAGATAATGAAGCGTTACTGGTTCCAACCTCTCTGGAAGTACTCTCTGGCTTTCCCATAACTTCTCTAAAATCTGCCGGTTTTGCAAACGTTGCTTCATATGCACCTTTGTCTGCATACCCCGTAGAGACTCCATCTATCTTGAGTGCTTGAGGGATACCTCCTGCAGTACTGGGTAGATATCGTATCGAAGCATTCTCAGGAAGTGTTATTTGGCTGTCATACCAATCATTAGTAGTTATTCTAGAATCCACAAGATCGCCCAGAGGAAATAAACCTCCTGCAGATCCACCCAATGCATTTATTACCTCATCAGCTATCAAGGAATCATTGGTAACCGTATAGTTCATTGATAAATTCTTTACAATACTATTGGGTGAGTGTGGATTAAATATAAACAGTTGATCAAAAGAACTCTTTTTCAATTTAGGAAATGATAAATCTTTCAAGTAGTATGTACCGCTAGGATAGTTTCCTAATTGAAAATCAGCATTATTTGAAGTGTACGAATCCAACTCATCTGTCAGCTTACCTAAAAATTCTGGAATCTTGGTTGATGTCCTATATAGAGTCGTTATGGTGTTTAAATTTATGAATATTTCACCTATTGGGATACCAATCTGTCCACTAAACATATCGCTCTCTAGAACCTGACTTCTTCCATCCCTTGACATTTTCGTCTTGTCTTCTTGTAGTTTACCCTGTGGTTCTTGTAGTAGATCTTTCACGGAATCATAATACTTAGTGTTGAAGAGGTGTTTATCCTTTGTTCGTTCTTGTGGTGGAATCGGAGTAGTGATGGTTCCTGCTGCGACTTTAATATACGCCTGAGTACCAGGGTTTGGTACCAAGATGCCATCATCGGTTATATCAGGGTTGTAATTTAGATCACGATATGCTGGATTTGAAGCCAATACGGTATTCAAAAGATTTACAGATCGTTCAGCAGTTGGTGTTCCGATCTTTGCTACATCCAATAGTTGCTTGAGTGCTCGTCGAATTGAGTTGTTCTGTGGATCCGTTTCTATGTTGTAATTCTTGGTATTTTCATAATCTTCTGAAACATACTCTTGTATGGTTGCATTGGAGCTGTTCCACTTTTGTGGAAACTCGATTGTTGGATCATAGCTCCATCTCCAAGACCCAATATTCAAGATCATATCAGGAGCTGCTCGTTGAGCATCGCTCATCTCTACTTTCTTCCAATAACAAGTTGGTAATTGTGCGTTTACAAAAAATCCATCATCCGTAGTGGACCACCAGTACATTTTGGGATCATAGAATATAGATTTTAGTTTCTGAGCTGCATTTAAGAGACGTCCCCTGTTGTCGATAAACCCATACCCATTATCATGGAGCATCTTTAGATCTTCAAAGTACTCTTCACTAGTGGTTGGCTCTAACTGAAATGTGCTGATATTAGTGGGTAGATTATTAAGATCTACGCGATTTCCGTTTGAATCCCACAGATAAAATTCACATGTTGGGAGAGATGGTGCAGTATTTGTGTCTCCACCAAGTACAGTTTCAAAATTCTTCTTCACCTTGAATCTTCCTACTGATGGGTCATCTGTTTGAGGTGCCTTACCTGACTGAGCTAACAGATTTTCACCTACAGTAACCTCCAAAAGAGCAGTCGCTCCTTCACCCAACCGTTCATCAAAAAAACCTATATCAAAACGATTTGGAATTCCTCCTATGTATTCATTACCCACGGTGTGGAGATATATACTGTTATTTGTATTCTCATCTATCCAAGCGTATTGTTGTTGTTGAGCATTAATGGATTGGTCCGAAAGAGCTAGATCAATGGTAAATGATAATCTAACCATTGGTATATCATATGGTCCAGGGAGCTGATCCAATAGTTTGAATGCACTGAGGTCCGTAGTGGCTTTTTCTGGCCATGGATAATCAATCTTGAAGTGACCACTCTTGCCACCTAGTCCCGGGATATACTCTCTCACTGCATACTCACCTCCACCCTGAAGTTCTCCGAGAATGTTACCACCGTCAACAAATTCTATATAAAGTGGTGTTCTTCCATCTCTTCCCATGAGACTCACTGTATTCGTTTTGGCTTTTAGATTGTCTGTTATTCCACTAGTTATCTTAATCTTTATGCCACCACTGGGTATTCTACTTTGTATTGTATCCCATACACTAGATTCTTCTCCTGGATCTATTTCTGCAAAATTAAATTCTGTTATTGGTGATGGTGGTGGCTCCGAGCCAATAATCATACCCCAATCCTCGGGATATATAATATGAAGTTTGTTAGTATCATCCGGTTGGTATGATGTTTGTTGATCATACAACCCATCAGTTACTTGAGTATATTCGTTTGTAGTTTTGAAAAGTGGACTATCTGTATTTCCCGTTCCGCTAATTTCACTTAAAATTTCTTCCATCACCTGAACGGTAATAAATGTGTTTGAAAAATCTAGAGACTTATGAGGATCTGTTGTATTGATATAAATTCCAGTTGTTGCAATAGACTCCTTGGTCTTTGGAGGTGTATTATCTTTTTCAAAAGGTACTACACCAGTAGGAGATTGTATCGTAGGACCAAAGTCTTCTATCACATATTTTTTTGCTTTGGAAGAGTTAAGAGAATCTATGTTTCCTACTTGATTTTTGTGATTACCTTTAATTGTTTGAAGAATTCTATCGTGGATTTTTTTCACAAAGAGATTACTTTCATTACTGGCTTGACCCTCTGATGGGTCTGTGGGTGATGATGAATCAAAAGATCTTTCTACTAAACCAACATTTCTTCCATATACGTTTATGCTACAATCAAATGAACCATCTGGTCTAAACTCAGCACTAAAATTTCCAACCGTACCCACGATCGTCAACAGATCGCCCCCGGATGTAGTCACAAAGCCCTTTTTACCATACAAGGCATCGAACATAGTATCTCCTCTACCCAGTCCCTTGACTGCAGATTCATCTATAATGATATCTGGATTGTATAGCAAACTGGTATCCCATCCAGCATCTATGACGACTGTAGCTCCATTTCTCAGAATGTATCTTGAATAAATGTTAGTGAAGTCATGAATATTATGTACAGAAAATCTCACCACAGCTTCATACTGAGACGCCAGAGTACCAGTGATGCTGCGTGAGTTAATGGTGACTGATGTCAAACCTGCTGGAGGTGAAAAGAATTCATTTGGATTCTTCTGAGACATTTTGGGATCAGGAAATATGCCTGTACTGTCGAGTTGTTGCTCGGTAGAATATATTAACTTTGAATCTAACGTATTCTCAACGTTATTACCTAGCATGTACACTTTAGGTTTTGTTATCTGTGTTACTTCCGTTATTGGTCGTTCGTAGATTCTTTCTCTTCCTTGTTCGTCTGTCTTTCTGACATATGACGTACCAGCCTGCTCTGCTTCAATTCTTTTGTCTTCTGATGGAAATTTGTTATCCGGATAATCAGTGGATAGATTGTCGTTGGAGTCGTCTTGTTGGACTACCTGAACAGCAGTCCATAAACGTGCCATTGGTACTCTTGAGGATAAATCCGCTGCACCTCCGTATCCATGTCCCTCTCCACCTAAGACTTCATTTATAGTTGGGTTGGGTATATCGCCCACATCAAAATTAAAACTAAGTGGTTGATTTGGAGGTGTGGTGCCTCCAGCTAAAACCTGTCGAGCATATAGTTTCATCTTGACGTCTTGGGGTAAATCAAAACCGTCTAGATTGGTATTACCTAAAAACTTTTTTGGATCACTCATTTATTATAGATCGGTTGCTCCTGCAGGATCAGGTGGTATCCTCAAGGATGTCCCTGCAGGTACATTCATAGTAACTAAATTGTTTGTTCTTGCTATGAACCACCAATATGATTGATCTCCATAGTACAGAAACGCTAATTGATCTAAACGGTCACCCTCTTGTGTCACAACAAAAACATCATTGTTTGATTCTTGGACCGGTGCGTATAGAGTGGTTCTGTAAGCATTCACTGTTCCGACTCTCTCTCCATACTCATTGTTTTGGTCTTTCTTTCTAATAATTGTATTGGCGTATCTCTTCATGTTATACTAAATTCCCTATATTCCCAGCCACTGTATTTATTGTATCTAAATCGATGTTAGGTATTTGTTCTAGTGCTTTTGATAATTGTCCATATTTTTCTTGTTTATAAGATAAATCCGTACCGGTTGATATACCATACCTCTTACTATCCATTTCTGGTACACCTTCTGAGATAACTGTATAGTTCATTGATATGTCAAAATATTTAGGTACTCTTGCACCTTCTCTATGTTCCCACACAGTATTCTCAGGAAATGATACGTTCAGAGAATTGAAAAATCCTAAAGTCCCAACAGTCTTTGAAGTACCATATAGTTCTCCAAGTCTCATGCGTACTAGAGGTGGTCTCATTCTTACTTTTCCAAATAGATCTCCATCTTCTCTATATTCAGGATATGCCATTCCAGATAATTTTTCTAGCTTGCCATACATACGATCGAGTTCACCTGCAGATAAAGCAAAGCATCTCAACGTAAAGTTTAAATTCCGTACCGTATTTTGATATATGTAAACGGGTTCGGAGCGTCCCAGATACTCTTCTGTGTTCCAATTGGGTGAATAATCATCCGTGATACCTCCTACTAAATACGCTCTCAATACTACAAATTTATTATCTCTGAGATCCTTAAAGTAAAAAGGCATTCCATGTTGTGGAGATTCCACTAATGAGTTTTTATTTTCAGTTATTGGCTCTAATGTGTGTTGATCAACACCAGGTTGTATATTTCCTGGATAATAGGTGTTGGTCACCCACTGACCTATTTGACTATCATCATCTGTAGCTGTTCGAAACCTGCTAGCATACATTTCATCGCCTGGTCTGCTTGGTAGATCTGCTAGTGTTGGTTTACCTAATGCTGTATCTCCTTTGAGTAAAATTGATCTAGCATCATATGCTAATTGAAATCTAGAGGCTTGTGAGAATGTACTCGACATCAATACCGGTTGAGATATTGCTCCATTTGAAAGTGCATCAAAATAAATATATGATAAAGTTTTGGATTGAATATCCGTACTTCCAGGAGATGCTGCATTTTCTATATGGAGTTGATCTAACTGCGCTACATTTTGAGCCGTTTGATCGACATAGCTGATCACTCCAGAAGCCCTCATTTGACTCAAAGATGCTTGATCTACTATATTTGAGCCATTACCACCATATCGGACGAATTGCATACCATTGCGTCCATCCTCAGGATCTATATCATAAGGTGGTCTACCATACTTCAATCGTGCAGGTCCGTATCCATATTCAGGCTGTCCTAACTGGTTTAGTCCTGATACTGGCATCTTGGCTAATTGTGAATATACAGTTCCAGCTTCCAATCTACCATAATTTTGTTGAAAAGTGTTATTTTCTGCATAAACCAAAAAGCCTTCACTATTGGAGATGTTTCTAACTCCCAACATACCAACTAATCTATCTTCCACTTCTTGACCAGGTCTCAGTGGTGGTCCCAATGGTGACGGTATTCCAGCTTTATCTCTTAGTAATTCTGTTAAAGTTTTTGGTCTTGCTGCAGCATATGGATATGATGGTATACCCACTGAAGGAAGCAAAGCTCCTATTCGAGGAAGAAACGGTAAACCTCCTAAATTTCCATTAACCGTTATGGGTGATCCTAAATTTAAATCAGGAAGAGCCTTAGCGTCAAGATATATAGCTTTACCCAACTTTCCAGTAAATCCTACAACATCTTTACCTATATCAAAACCAGCTTTGGCAGTATTGAATGCTCCACTAGCTAGCGGACTAGCAAATCTACCAGCTGATGAGGTTAAACCTGCTGCTCCTCTACCCAGAGCTCCTAAACCTCTGCTGACTCCAGAACCTATTGATCCTAATCCTGCACCAACGGGTCCTAATGCTCCACCAACAGCCCCTCCTACAGAGGATAAGATTTGACCAGACTTCATGGCTATTGCCTTCAAACTATTTTTTAGAGCCGTGAGGTCAATTGGCTCAGAACGTTGAATACCTCCAAATCCCGGTAAGTCTGGGAGATCTATCTGTCCCAGTCTGTTCCATCCCTTAGCAACAAAATCACCTACACTCTTGAGGTCGTCCATCACACTACCCTGGAATATAGCACTGCCTCCTGTACCCTGAAAACTACTCCTCAATCCCTGTGCTAGTGGATTAAGAAATGCTGAACCTATTTTAATTGCTCCTCTTCCAGCTGTAATTCCAGCTGAACCAATAAAAGCTGCTGTGGAACGACCTGCTGAGCCTATTCCGGATAAAAAATTTCTATTTGATGGATCTAATCTCCAATCTACCACCGGTCGAGATTGCCACGTTTGAGACAAATAGGATAGTACATCTCCTACCTTGTCACCAGCTCCTATACCAAAAGATCTACTCTTATCTCTTGTAAATGCTAAACCAGCACTCGTTGCTCTAAACGACCTCGTACCTATATCGACTGCTCCGGAGCTTATGGCAGACAATACATCACCACTGGTGTTGAATATACTACCTCCTATAGCAGCTCCAGTCTGACCTGCACTTCTAAATCTATCCCCTATGGAAGTAAAAACTGGTCCTAAACCATCTAAACTACCATCTAAGAAATTGACTGAATCTCGAAACTCAATTCGTGAGAGTTTAGTCTGAATATTTTTTATTTGTGTACCCAGTACACCTGTATATGGTGCTAAAAATGATCTTGTATTTGAAAAATCATAACTTCCTGGACCAACACTAAATGGATTATTTAAATCTATATTTAGAGTAGATGGTCCACCCGCACCACCTCCACTTATTGAAATGTCACCAGGAACAAAACTTCCTTTTTTTCTCTTGAGAGAGCCCGCGGTTGGTACCCTGAAGTTGAATCCACCTGGTAGGTTTAATGTAATATTCTCATGGTAAGTATCAAGAACTGAATCTTGATAGGACATATCTGTCTTGACGGCTTGAAGTACAGCAAGATTAGGTAACTCTCCTCCAGGTGATACTATACCCCCCGTAGGTAGAGCATTTGGTGTGATGGCTTGGAATGCTATTCCTCTATACTCATTTTCAAAAATAGGTCTGCCGTAAAAGGTTCCCGTTCTATCGACTTTCTTGGCATCAGCAGCAGTGGGAGTAGGTTGAAATTGAGTTTCAAACAATGTATCTTCATAGCGGTATTTTCCTGCGGTATTAAATATAATGTTTCCTAATCCTTGAGCCTTATCCAGAACTCCAAATAAATCATTAGCATTATCTACTGCAAAATTTTCTTCCTTTAGAGCACTATAGAATCTATACGATGCTTGAGTTACATTTGGCGTCTCGACTTTAGCCGCTAGACCAGAAATATTCTTAAAATTACCAAAACCATCCAAACCAAATTTGTTTAGACCATAATCCAATACATTTTCTGTTATAGGCGATCTAAAAACTGATGTGAGTGTTTGTAGCTTCTCTAAGAATCCATTCTTGAACTCTCCTTGTTGTGGTGTAGAACTAATCGTTAAATCTCCATATCCTAATCCAGTCTTGAGAGTTAGTAATTGAGTTCTTATAGAATTTGTTGGTTTTGTTGGTATATCTCCCAACCGATCTATCATATTGGTTGGAGGAACTGCGGTATAATTGTCACCAGCCTTTAAGGCTAACTGGGAGTCTTCAGAGTTGTTCATCTTTAAGGTAAAGCCTAATATAGGTGATGAAATAAAATCCACTGGAACGGTTGGTCTGTTTACTTGAGGTGTATCTCTAAATTTAGACTTATTGTACGTAGCCCTGTCAGGTACCGTAATATTACTAAATGCACTCTTTAGATTTTCTAAACCCATGTTATTCCCTCACCCTGATAGCTGTGTTGTATAGGGTACCACCTGGACCCATTGCTGAATTGATAGTGCTACCCATACTTTCCATGCTAGTTTTTACTGCTTGGTTAGAAGTTTTTGTCTCCGTAGTTAATGTTTTGAGTCCCTCAGCTATACTCGTAAGTGCTGCTAGAGTTTCTGCACTGGAGTTCCCACCAGACAGATCAGTTCCAAATAGTATAGAATCCCGATCGTTCAGTTGGACGGTACCGGTTGGACTTGAAATAAATGTTCCATCCTCTAATAAGGCTCCATCATTTGCTTTGGTGATTGTTCGATTTTCAGATATAGGTGTCACTCCCGATACGCTAGCCAGCTTAGATACTATAGACTCCACGTTTAGTGCTACTTGCTCAACCCTTTTGAATAATTCATCTCCCGAACCATCAAAGAATCCTCTCAGCTTCTCTCCTAATTTATTAAACGCTTCTGTTATTTGATTTATTGTTTGTTTCTTTCCCAAAAATGCATTCAAGTCATCTAAGAAATCTTTTACGGGTAGTGATAAATTTTTAGTAATGTTAGCCTTGATTGCATTGAAGCTACCCGTGAGTTTAGTTAGGGCTGTTATACCATCTTTACCCAGTAGATCGTTGAAACTTTTAATCTCATTGTTATTAAGTTTCAATCCCTTTTGGACCCTGGATATTTGGTCTGCAGTTAATCCGGTTGCAGTTGTTAATAATTCTTGTTTGTTGAGTGACATTTCTTGAATATTTGTTGTATTCTTTAACTGCTTGAATAACTCGGTCTGCAAGCCATTAAAATCTTTTGCATTACCCAAACGAGCTAGCTCGAATAGATTTATTTGTTTTCCAAACAAGAACTGAAGGTCTTGATTAGCAACAATTGTTCCTTCGATATCCAGGAGACCTTTTGCAAAAGTTGCTGTTTGTTCAATACCTAATCCAAACTGTCGAGCCTGAGCTGCTGCTTTCACCAAATTATCTAATGAGTCTGCAGTAAATCTAGCCACTAGTTCTGTATTCCCTGCTAAATCCTTTAATACTCGAGGAGCATTTGTTCCCGCAATAGCTGCTGTCTCGAAAGCTCCTTGAGCTAGATTCTTAGCTACTTCTTCAGTTACTCCCTGAGAAGTCATAAATGTAGCTACAAGTGCTCCGGCCTCATCTACAGATAGACCTAGTTGTCTCGAGAGAGGAAGTATAGTTTTTGTTAAGTCGTCAGCCTGTTCAAACGATATACCAAAGTTATCTGCGAGTTGAGCCGTTGACAGCACAACATCCTCCATAGCAAAACCAAACTGAATGGCTGTGTTTTCTGCTGCAAAGAGTCCATCTACTATTCGTCTATCTTCACCCAGAGCCCCAAACTGACCGGTTATTGCACTCATCCTATCAAAGAAATCAGTTGCAAAATCTTTTATGATACCAAACCCCGTCTTCAGTAAATTCAAAGGATTAATAAAACTCAACATACTCTTGAGTGCTCCTCCTATACTCTTACCGACATCCTTCATGACACCAAGGAATCTGTCTGCTACCGAGACCCTTTGCTGTTCCAGATCAAACGCTGCAAATGCATTTTCTAATGCTTCACTAGTCTTACCGGTCCTTGCTACTTCTTGATCATATTGCTTCTTTAGACTATTGACCTTCATTCCAGCAAAGATGCTATCCTTTTGTGTAATCTTAAACAGTTTTTCACCTATCTTAGATGCAGAGAACTGCATGTCGAGATGACCCTTTTGGACCTTACCATACTTAGCTTGGTTTGAAACAGCTTGTTCAGTAATATTATTTATATCCTGAATGAAGCCTACTGTTTGTTTGAATTGAGTGTTTAGTTGATCCGGTAACTTTGCCATATCGGATAGAGCATCTGAAAGTTGCTTAGCTGCTCCTGCTGTCTTGTTGAGCTGTCTTTCTAGCTTATTTACTTCAGCAGTTGTTTTTGATATTTGTTCCGGTGATAGATTTTTTTCATTAGCCATAAAGGTTACCCCAGTTATGAATAAATATCTACCAAGTCAGTTATTTACGGGGAAACCGTGACATAGGTGTCACTGTTTTATTTTCCGCTTCTTGATCCTTTATAGCTTGTTTTTGAGAGTCTTTCAGATCAATTAACTCTTTAGTATAAAAGTTTCTTAGATATATTGGCATATCATACACATCACGAAATGTAAAGCCTTGACCGTGATGTATTAATGCAAATATGTTTTTGTGAAGGGTGGCTTTATCCTTGGGTTGAAGGCCAAAAAAACTCAACGGTAAGGGGAATGTCAACCCTAACCGTATCACCTCCTAATTCTATGTTTTGCGACAATTCAATATCCGGTGTGACTCTTAGGATTTCCTTCCTAAGTTCTAACGAGTCCTTGGATAGCATGTTATGGACAGCCTCAACGATAACTGGTTGTTCAGTATTACCGTTGACTGATGTTATAGTATGTCTTAGTCTTGTAGTGACTTCTGCAGACGTTCCTATCTTCTTTGAAGCCTCTATATCTCTATTGATAGCTTTATCAATGGCTCCTGTAGTTAGCTTGAACGTAACCTTGTGCTTACTAACTGGTAGTGTAAAATTAAATTGACCCTGAGAGTACTCGGCATCTTCTGGTAAAGTTGTGAATTTACACTTACTGAGATCAAAAGTATAATCGACCATTTGACCCGTGGATGGATCTTGAATCCGTGCTGTATACTCCGATCCATATGCTAGTATTCTAGCTGCTACCATCAAGGCATTCTTATCACCTAATATTAACTCATCCACCTTAATGGACTTGTCTATGATTAAGCTTCCAAGTAGATGATCTATTACTACACCCTTTTGGATAAGATTGGTTGACGTGAGGATATCTTCTTCCTTAGCGGTCATGTATTTTAATTCTACTTTACCTGAAGCGAGAGCGCTATCTTTGGGATATACGTCTCCATTGCTAGGGATATCTACTATCTCTGTAGGGAATGGTTGTTCTGCCATAGTGGTCCTCCTTAGACCTGTACGGCTCTACGATACCACCCGTACCAAAACCTTTCTTGTTCTGGTCGATTGAAGACAATCTTGGCGAATCGTAAAACTCTGTAACTTCGTATCCTTTCTGCGGATACCTTTTCGGATGCTGATATGGTCATTGGACCTATTTGTCCATCAACCTTCAGTTTATTTTCTTTGCGCTTAGCATTACAAGCCTGCTGTAACACTTTGACTGCACCAGACTTACCAAAATTCACACACATATCAAAGTATATCTGACGTATCTGTGGAGGTAGGTCTTGTGCTTTACTGGGCTTCCAGTAGTCTTCGAAGTAGATATTCTTTGCTTCATCTCTCGTGAGATTCTTTATATCTACATTTGGATAGAACCTCTTGGCAATCCCAAAGTTGGTCTCACCTCCTAAATCAGAGGGATCGTCAACGTACCCACCTTCATGGTTTAGTACGTGTTCTATTATATCATTAAAATTTGTGGCTTTATCCACTATTTAAATACCTTTAGAATTGTAATATTGCGTAATCGTATCTAAGAGTCAATGTTATGTCTATTGGAGCAGATGAACCAAAATCCATTTCACCAAAATTAGCTTGTTGAATATAAGCACCCTTGAGTGTCCACTCTTCAACCTTATCACCTACCGGTCCTAATACATTAAACGTAATATCTTTTTTGTAAAAATCAGCATAACCATCACGACCAGTTACGGACTCATGAGATAATCTAATCCATTCCATTGTAGCTTGAGCTGCTGAAGGTACTATTGGATCATACATTGTTATCTGTAGTGTTTCCCACGCACCCTTACCCTTGACGTATTGTGTGACGTTCATGTGAGGTAGTGGAACATCTTCAAATGTAATTTGAGGACGTGCTGCTTGTCTTATCATATATGCTGGAATGCCGTCGATGATCATGATGAACCTATTTTGTAATTTAGGTTCAAATGGTGTGAACATTATCTCGTTGGCTGAAACTAGCTCTGGCATGTTTTTCTCCTAAGGATTCTTTTCACCTATAAATATCGTTTAGTTTGAAAAAATCCTCGTATCAGTTACTATTCTGGAAAAGTAGCCCCTGTAGGCTGTACTGTAAAGTCCAAAATAATAAATTCTGCTGTTCGTGTTGGTTGTAAAAATATCTGTCCATACAAAATATTTCTGTCTATGACATCTGGAGTGTTGTTGGATTCATCCATTACCACTCTAAAGGCTGATAGACCTGAATTAGATTGTACCTGTTCCATAAAAGGATTCACAATGTTGAGGAATCTACTTCTAGTAGCTGAAGTATTCTGTTCAAATAGTAAGAATCTAGAAGTACTTGCTATGAATTTCTTCACTCTAATGAGAAGTCTTCTTACATTGATACGATCTAATGCTGAAGCTTTCTTCTGTAATGTTTTCTGTCCAAATACTGTTACTCCCTGTCCTGGGAATGTTGCTATTGGATTCACGTTACTATCATAGAGTGTATCTCTAACGCTGTGTGTTAATTTTCTTTCTGCTTGTATCGCAACATCAATACCACCTCTATTTAGACCTGCTGGTGCAAACCATGGGTGAGCTACTCTATCATTGAAAGCGTATACTCCACCCATCACTACTGATGGTGGTACGAATACATTTGTTCCCAATGTAGGTTCTGCTATTTGAATCCAAGGCCAGTACATTGCTGCATAGCTAGAGTCTCTAGTCTCCGCTTCCGTAGTTACAGTTCCCACTGCACTATCAAAGAATACTGGATCTGCTACTACAAAACAATCACCTCTATTTTCTGCCATGTCAATGGCCTTAGTGAGAAGTTTTGATCCACCAGTTCCTGCATCAATGACTCCAGGCAGTAATACAAGATTAATGTCATACTCATCTTGATTACCTAGTAGATTGATTGCATCTTCATATGCGGTCTGACCTTCTGCTGCAGAGTTTAAATTGAAACCCTGTGAATTTGAATCAGATATCTTTTCGTAAAATGCATATCCACCTGCTGGGTCAACAGTTCCTGCAGTATCACCTAAAGCGTTGAAACCTGCTGCTCCTGAAGAACCTCCAAAGAATGATCCACTCGATAGAATAGGTATGGACCCTGAATTGGTCAACCTTATGTTACCATTGTCATCAAGATAGTTTGGAGTCTGCTTGAGAACTTCGACCCTAACGTACTTTGATTTATTTGGATAAGAACCACTAGCTTGAATGTATGGATCGGTTGTTCCACTACCCTTGAGTGTAAAACTTTGATCTCCAACTACTTTAGCTATGTAGTTTGATTGGAATGGATCTAAACTGACGTTTGTAAATGACTCCAACGCTGACTTGCGTTTCTCTGAATCATTACCAGCTCTGATTGCTATACTAAAGGTACCTTTCTTTGGGTTCCTTGCTGTTACTTCATATCTTAAATTGTCTTTTGAACCACTGACTAATACTTTGTTCGTACTCAGAACTCCACCAACTGAGCCTGATAAATGGTGGGGCTCGGCTCCGTTGAAGCGTACGATATTATTATTTTGCTCTGCTCCATGAGCCAGCGTATGTAGTATAATGGATGAAGATGCTTCCAGAAATGGTTCTATCTGTCCATCCGCGGCCGCTCCTGTTGCTCCGTTACCGTCGGTGTTGGCCATGTTTGGATGTTGATAATCTTCGTTAGGTACTAGAGATTTAGCAGTAGTGACTCCACCAGCTAACACTCTCACAACCGTAAGGGCAGTACCGTTCTTTAAATATTCTCTTGCAGTCAGAGATGTCAAATACGTCAATGGATCGCTTCCACTTATAAAGGAATCTCCAAAACGTTGTACATATTCACTGTAAGACCCAACGACTGTTGGGATGTTGGCCACACCTTTTACTGTGGGACCTATAAGGGCTGCACCAATGTCTCCAACGGCTGATGGTAAAAACGACTGATCAATCTCGTTGGTAAAAACACCGGGACTTACTACTTTTTCACTTGAGGGCATTTAACTTCTCCATAGAATTCTTTGGGTATAAGGGTATAGTGATATCAAATATAAGTAGGACTACTGGTATATAAACAGACAGTTTAATTTAACCGTCTTGACTTTTGTTCTGAGTGAAGATACCCGTTTCAGGGTTCAATACACCATCACCATACTTATCATTTATTTCTTTAATAAAATTTTGCTCAGCTTCGCGAACATTCTTGAGTTTTTTGTTTAACTCCTGTCGAGTGTCCAATAGTGTATCTAGCTGTTCATTTAATTGCATTTCCGCCACATGAACCTGACCATAACCCAACTGTACTGATAGATATTCATCTTGTAAAGATTTGACTCTCTCTAGCTCTTGTTTTGAAAATTTTACTTCCTGTGACATTTAAAACCTCTTGGTTATTTCATATATATATAGGTATGAATTACCAAACCATCTATTTGACTTGATAATCCGTAGCATCTCCCTCAAATCCAAACACAACTTTTCTCTGAGAGAATTCCTTTGATGCTTCTGCGGTTGTACCCAAGACGTTTGAAGTGAACTCTGGTATCACGTATGCTTTTACAGCCATACTAAATTCATTCTTGATGATACGTTCACCATTAGCTGTCATCTCGGTAGCATCTGTAATACCACCTTCCAAGCTAGATAAAAATTTATATTGTTCAGAGTCTCCAAAGTAAGTTTCTAAATGTTCTAGAAATACTTCCGTGACTACATTCATTTGCTCCATAAATGCTGTCATTATAACTATACTATAATTACATACAACAAAATCCGGCATGCCTGTTACTATAGTCTGTGTGATGGGAGCTGCTCCGGTTTGAATGGAAAACCTATCGTATCTGTTCTTTTTAGACCATTTGGATGACCTCTCTACCTTAATGAATTCACCCTTGATGTCATGATCAAAAGATAGTGGCATGTCTGGATTAAATGATACATCAGTCCTTCTCAACACCATCACGGGTAAAATTAAAGAATTATTTCTATCTCTCAAGACTCCATTACTTCTGAGAGATTTCCATCTTTCTTCATTACCATACAGTACCGGTACCTTTACATATTCTCCAGAATCTAACACTCTGGGTTTCATTATGTTTTTTACATGACTTATCACGCTAGTGTCTATATCTTTAAGAGTAACACTATGGCCCTTACCAAAATTATTTCCAGGATTGACTGACTTTCTTTCATTACCAGTAGCATTTGTCTTGAATGACTTTTGACTGGCTCTATTTATAGTCTGTCTGTTGGTAGATTGTTTGTTAGTTATTGGTTTAATTGCCACTTTTGTTCCTCAACGCTCTGAGTTGCTGAGCCTTTGTCTTAACTGTTCCTATTTGAGTTTCAGACTTCACTGCATCTTTATCCAACTTTCCTATAGATATTGCTCTCTTGATATCAACTTCTACTGGTAGGTTCTGTTGGGATTGTATTGATTGGTTACCCACAGACAATTTACCAGCTATCATGTTGGCTAATTCAGACACATCTATATTATCTCTTGGAGGTTGTTCTCCATAAATATTTTCTACTGGCTCGTCTACAATTGGTCGTGAAACAGTTTTAGTTTTTCTATTACTGATTATTAATCTACTACTCAAAGGTAAAACTGCCATGCTATCTTGGTCTCTCTTCAATCTGTAAATTAGAAAGTCTTGAACGGTTAGCTATTACTTTTATCATATGCTTGAAAGCTTGATGACCTCCTATCAATTGAGGTTCTGTTACTGAGTTGATCTCCCAATAAAAATCATTCCAATCACACACATCTCCAACTTCAGGTGCAAAACCTGCCTCTGCTAGTGTGTTTCTATGGAAGTACAATTCCACGTTTGTGTCCAAATCAGGTCCCGCTTCCAGTTGTTGGAATACTGGCTCCTCCCAGGATATTAAACAGTTCACTCTGAATCCCGTTTGATAGTATTTAGTTCCAGCTTCACCGTATATGTTAGCTTTTGTATCATCCAAAGAAATCTTGTATATATCAACATACTGACCAAGTATATCATCAATGAGTTCTTCGTTGAGGGCATCAAATAGTTCAACTTCTTTTTGAGGTATAAAAAATGGAGAAAATGCTGCCATGATCTATCCTATAAATATTTCTAATGGACCTCTACTAAGTACAGTTTGATTAGCTTGGGCTACTTCAGCTTCTCTCTGAGCCTTTTCGGATAGAGATACACTATCTAAAAATTCTTTCAGTTCCGTTAGCATTTGGTCTTTTTCTTCTCTACCTTCAGCTTTGAGGGAATCACCATCTAAAGATACTTCACCTCCTGGTAGCGGTAAAGATGCATATTTACTTCGTATTATTCCTAATAACTCTTTTGATAGAGCCAGACAATACTTACGAATCCACTGCCGACCCGCTGAATTTATTTCTTTATATGGTAAAAACTTATAAGGTGCATTACTTGGATCTGATGTTGTGCCTTGTGTGAAAGAATTACTTGTGGATCTTACATCATCACGAACATAATATTCAAACCATACCTTATCACCGGTATCAGTGCTGGTTGGTCTTGGAAAAATTTTTAATTTATTATTGACTATATTGAATGAGTAAGCTGATTTTCTAATTTTATCGTTAGTTTCTATTGCCATAGCTCGTGCTATGTCATAACTAACTGGTCTCATAACATACTGAGCTGCAGGAGCTGCATTACCCATCCCAAACGAATCTAACATATTTCTCTGCTCAAATGACCCTGCAAATGGATCATAAAAGCGTGTTATAGCAGCTGGTCCTTGATTGTATACCATTTGAACTTCAAGTCTTTTATTACTCTCAGAGGCCTCTGCCCATGTCTGTAAATCATATTCTTGTTTGCCTGATATCAAGTCTACAGAACCACTCTTGAGATCTGTATCTCCACCAACACCAGCATATGTTCCATAAGCCTCACTGAGTACAATAGATGTTCCCAATCCTGGTGATACTGGCTCGTTGCTGCCTGTTTGAGAGTATGCGGAACCGCTTTGTTTATTGGAAGATCCATAATGATCCCATAACCAGTTCTTCATATTATAATTGTTAATGTGAAGAGAATATTCTGAAATGGCTTCTTCAAAGCATGCAAATATACTTCCACTGAATATTTCCAATTGCAATACCGGATGTCCTAGTCTTCTAGCTACCCACTTGGTAACAGTTAAGCTGTCATCTTGAAACGTTTGATCATTATCGTAGATTGAGTATGGTGTACTTCCACTAGCATTGTTGGTGGGGTCTTCGTATATGTAATTAAATTTGCTCATGATTGTTATCTATAAATATACTGTTGTAAACAAAAAAGGAGATATATTGACTATCCCTTTTTATTGATTAATAGAAAAGGCCCCTGTCCTTAGCTTTAGCTAGCCACTCTATAGAATTCATAATGGACCTGGCTTCTTCTAATGTGTAGACCCCTTTGTCTTGTGCTATTCTGCAGCCTGCTATCAGTGTTTTTATATACCCATCCATCCGCACATCTTCTTCTTTATTTTTAACTGTGGAGTGACCTACAGTAACGTCTTTCCATTTGTGCTTGTTCAAAATTGGACCTACATCTCGTACACCAAATGAAAATCTATTATTTTTAGTATAGCAACAATGCCACAGCGGCTTGCTAAAGTCTCCGAGTACAAAATGATTTAAACTCCATCCCTTTGGCTCCCACTTAGTCACCATTTCTTCTGTTTTGGGATCTATGTATCTAAAGAATGAACTATCTTCATTGGTATTATATACTAAATACCATCTATCTCCAGGATTATCAGAGTTAGTGTGCCACCCCATGAACCCATCATGACCTTTATATTTTTTATAATGCAATGGTCTATTGGATAAGCTCAAAGTGGTACTGTCATTTACTACATTTAGTACATTAACAACTTGAAGTAAAGTGTCTCGAACTGAAATAGTCGATTTGGTATTGCGGTCAATTGATTCAATTGAATTAAAATCATCAAATTGAAATACATTTGAGTCATCTTCGGGTGTATACTTGCTTTTTTTTTCTTTTATTGCTTTGTATGTATTATAACTACATCTCTCGATAGTACCAGATTGAAAATTAAGTGGTGTATTTTCCCACTTGGCTAGAAAATCACCGGTGAGATTGCCATCTAGAACCGGTTCGATAAAATCTGTATATAAATTATTCACCAAGCCAAGCATATTATGCTCAGGTAGGTAATTTTCATTTATTTTTGTTTGAGTAAACATATATAACCTCTATTAATTAATCTTATATAATAAAACAAAAAGGGTGAAATAAATCCACCCTTAAAGTTATGTTTAAACGGTTGACTGTTTAATTACTAAACGGCACTTGTTGCAAATGTTCCATTTAATGCACCAGAACCAAGTTCAGATGCTTTGAATGAAAGTCTCCAAAATCCAGCTACTTCACAATAAAATGCTAATTCAGCACCTATATTGGTTTGGTTGTTGGTTGCAGTTGGTACAATTGTCAACGTATTGTGTGTTGCTGCAATTGTTATTATTGCTCCACCATGAGTCGCGACTGTCTGTGTGAAATCAGTACCAAAGATTCTACGACTTCCTGGTTGTGCATCACCAAAGTTAGTAACATCTGTATTTAGTGTTTGAGCTGCAAAGAAGTCTCCAGATTTTGTAGTCCAAGTACCAGCATTATTTCCACCATCATATTGACCAGTAAATCTGTATACTGTTAGTGAACCAACTTGAGCTTCCGGTAATACAATTGCATTAGTAGCATCACCTAACGCTGCTACTTGATGAAAAGTATTGTCTGCCATGGTAAAGCCACTATCTGCATTTGCATCCGTTTTAGTAGATAGTGAAAGCCCACTATAATCACCTGTTGCAAATCTAATGTAATTTGATTTTATCGCGTCACATGTTAGTGTTCCTGTGTAAGTATTATCATTATTCAATACAGCAGATGCGGCAACTCTATCCCGGTTATCAAGATTGTACTCCAACCCCTCAAAGCTTATTTTCTCTTTTATAGCCATTTTATTTCTCCAATTTAAGAGTGGGGGTCCGTTGGGACCCCCACCCAGCTAGTTTTCTTTGTTAAGGTTTACAGCTGATCTAATGAATCAACGTAGATCTTACCATAGAACTCAGGTCTAATCATCTTCTTAGCGTATCTAGTCATAATACCTTTTCTTGGTGTAAAATCACTTGGATCATACACTAATGGTGTCATGATTAACGGTACGTAAGGAGCATAAACAGCACCTGTTTCTAGGAAGTTACTACCACGATAACCCAACAGAATTGTATTCTCATCCATATAAGGATTCTTGTAAACAGTAAACCTGTTTGCAAGTGAACCTATCTGTTGAACGCCCATAGCGAACTGATTCTTAGTTCCATCAGTATCAGTCATGTAGCCTGGAATGGATTCAAGTACTGTCGCCACTTGAGGACCACAAACAACAAAGTTTGCACCACCACGTAGGGTCAATTTATGAATCTCATTAGAGACTTTTTGGATTTTAGCAACTAATGTCTGGAACCACTCAAAACGTGTACCATAAAAAGTTGTGTTAGTAAATCCACCAACACCATTGTAATCATTACCAGCTCTTAGTGACCAGTAATCAATGGTTTGGGCATCACTGATAAGCATGTCCATGACCTCTAGGTCAATTTCCATACTCACATACTCTGTTAACATTGATGTCAACTCAGCTTCTGCATCAACTGAATGATATGCATTTAAGTCTTGAGCCAACTCAGGTGTCCATACAGCTTTTAACTTACGAGTTTTCGCAACAATCGCTCTGGACTTCAACTCAATGTCTACTTGAGGTATGTCTAGTGAATTAGAAGTAGCGTCACCGATGCGATCTTCAAAATCACCTCTGCTAGCTTCTGTGTTTAGTTTTGGATATTGTATTTCTAAGCCACTACCTTCTCCAGTAACATCGCCTGCAACTGATGCAGATACAACAAATGTTACGGATCCAGCTTCGCCTTCATCACCACTAACCGATGTAAGTTCTGGAAAGAATCTATTAATACTCTTTGCAGGACCTATGTTTGCACCGTGTGGTCTTTCTGCTGATTGTCCACCTGAGATAAAGTTGGCAGCTCTAATAGCTAACTTGTCAATATCTGTTGAGGTTAAAGCTTCAACAACTTTGAAGATTTTACCTGCATTAACAGATGAAGATAATTCACTATTAAAGTTTACATCTTTCCAAGTAGCTAATGTAACAGCTGGCGCACCAATGACTTCTGAACCTGTAGCTAATGAATATCCATAGCTTCCAGCTCCATAAAGACCTGATCCTCCAACATTATCGTCTGCACCAAATGGAGCAGAACTACCTGAAGGTGAGAATTTACCTGTTTTACCTTGTAATGATGAACCTGCAGCATTACCAGCTCTTGTATTTCCATATTGGAAATCAAGGTAGAATACTAGTCCAGAAGGAAGGTTCATAGGCTGTACTGAAACAAATTCCTGTGCAGCTATTTCACCAAAAATCCTACGTACAAGTGGTAAAGCAACTCCGGACCATTCCTCGTCGCCATTGTAAGAACCCGCAACACCAGCATTAGGGCTAGTAGCTGAAGCTTCTTTGATGAGTTCACGAGCTTGGTTTTCTAGCAACTGTGCCATTCCACCCTTCTTGAAATCACCTTCAAGACCGTCTAGTAATCCAGTACGATCCCACTTCGATACAAGTTTTTCAGCTTCTTTCTTCTGTACCTTGTAATTTGAAGCACCCAAAAGGGCTTCGTTGATATAATTTGACATCTAAGTCTCCTTACTTAATATTAGCAAGTTTACGAAAACGATCAGCTACAACTTGTTCTTCAGTAATCACTTTACGTGATTGCTTAGAAGGTCTTGTAGATCCCGTCTTTGCACTTGCAGACTCGTTAATTTTGGGCTTGCGCTTTTTAGCAACAGGTTTAGCGGAATAGTTCTCACTTAATGTGCTGTAAACAAGTTTGATTTCTCTAGTTGTTTGTGCTCTATCAAATGTTTCTACTACTCTCATCTTCTGTTGGTTATCTAGTGCAAACTCCTTGAACAGTTTGTTAGTAAATAACAACTTAGCATTCAGGATATTTACTTCGTGGATCTTATCCTTGAGGTAGGTAATTGCTTCCTTATGCTCATCTAACTCAGCTTTGGTGCGACTCAGTTCCTCTTTCATGTCAACGACGTGATTTGAATCTGTGTGTCCCTCTACATTGTCTGGATATGCATCATCCTCTTCTTTAAGTTCTACTTCATAAACCTCTTCCTTAGACTCTTCTTCATCATCAGCTTCTTCCTCTTCAGAAAGATCCTGTATATGATCAGGGTCCTTATGACCTTCAACGTTGTCTGGATATGCGTCGTCTTCTTCATTGATCTCTAGCTCTAACTCTTTAATGATAGATTCTAGATCCAACTCATCAGACTCTTCACCTTCCATGTCCATGCCTTCGTCATCCGGATGCATTGCTTCGTCTTCCGGGTGCATTGCTTCGTCTTCGACTTCGTCTTCACCGTGCATTGCTTCTTTATGCATTCCTTCATCCTCGACTTCGTCTTCACCGTGCATTGCTTCTTTGTGCATGCCTTCGTCTTCGACTTCATCTTCCATTTCTTCTTTATGCATACCTTCATCTTCGACGTCATCTTCGACTTCTTCGTGCCATGTTTCGTTTTCCATTTCATCTTCATCAGAATCTTCTTCTTCAGAAAGTTTAGCGGATAACATAGACTTCAGTTGAGGTGTGAATGCTTCTTCTAAAGCCATTTTTGCATTACGTAATGCTGTTTCACGAACAGCTTTAGCATCTGCAATAGCTTCTTTTAAAAGATCACTCATAGTGTCTCTCCTAATATTATATATTATTTGGAAATATAGTTATTATGAACTATAATGGGATTTGTATATTTTTTAGACTCTGTAAGTGGGACAGAGTATTTGGTTACTTATATATAGTAGAAATTAATAAAAATTGATACTATTTTTTATTTCTACGTTTAGCAGCATTAATTTTTTTTCTCTTAGCTGCTGAGGGCTTTTCATAGAAAGCTCTATCACGTAATTCCATCATCAAACCACTATCCTTAACTTTATTTTTAAACCTAGATAGGGCATTGTCTATATTGTTTTTATGAACCAGTACTGTTAAGCCCGGGGGATCTTTTAGTATTCTTCGCTTCACGAATAACCTCTTTTAGTATGTTTTTAATTCTTCTTTTTAATACGGACTCTGTTAGTTTTCTAAGATACTTCTCCGCTAAATATCTCTCTTTACCATATTTTGCCTCTGACCATTTTTTTCTTAGTGTCTTAGGCATAGTATCATAGTTATCAGATAACTGATTGTTTACGAACCAAGCCACCCGTCTAGCATCTGCAATGACTAATCTTTTGTATCGATTTTCTTCAAGTGTCTTCATCCACGTACGTATTTCTTTAACTGTGACTCTTTTCATTTTTTATATCCGTTAAAGTTGGCACCAAAATGTAGTATTTGTTTAAGAATTGTCTTGAGTTTCATCTTCTTCTGTTAGTTGTGCTTCGCTCAAACACCCTCTTGATACTGCAGTGTGAGCATCCTCTATTAGTATAATTTCACTGATTTCTAGAGGGAAGGTCTCTGGGTCAAACTGTTCATTAAAAACTTCAATAAAACCTTTAACTAGAGAGGTACCTCCTCCAATTACTATTGGCACTGGCTTTGGAAAGTTTGGAACGTTTGCTGCTCCTTCAAACTGAGCCTTTAGATTAACCAATAGATAGTTAATTAATGCTCCATAATATGATCTCAAAGCGTGCATTACTGCAAATTCTTCTGTACTTTCACCATATATGTCCTGCATTACACCTTTAGTCAAATCTAATTGTGTAGAAGATTCTTTTATATTTGACACCTTAGCTACTGGTACACCAGTATCCATTGCCACGTTGTTATCTATCCAATCTCCACCTCTGGAAACTGCAAAGCTCAATGCCGTCATTCCTTGATACATAACGGCTATGTTACACATACCAGCACCCATTGAGATACTGACACCAGTGAGTTCGTTGTCGACTAACCCCTCATATCCAAGAGCTACTGCTTCTTCAACCTTGTGTGGTTTATATCCATAACTCTCTATAATTGTACTCAACACATCATCGTGATAAGAAACTTCACGCTCTACGTCTATGGGTTTAGATGGTATACAATATACACAAATCTCGTCTTTCTTTGACTTACCCAACAATTCACCTATAATGGCATTGAGGATTGGAAGACTATCCTTTTCTGTTGGATTCAATAAACCATCCTTCATAGGACGTCTCAGTGTTGCTGTACTAAATATTTGAGCATAATTGAAAGCATGTTTTCCTACAATGTGCACTTTACCAGCCTTCTCGACAAACGGTATACGTTGTCTCTTTAACATTCTCTTGGATTGTTCAGCATCGCCATCCACGGTTAAGAATGCATTACGCTGCTTCTTAATTGATTTTTCACGTGCTGAAATGTAAAACGATGTTCCGCAGTCTAAACCTACAGCCATATAACCTCCTAAATAGAACGTACAGAGACGTTCATTTTTATCATTTGTTCAATAACATCATCAATGTGTTTCATGGGAAGTTCTAATACTTCTTTACCGCCCTTCTTGGTTATGTTATATCCGTCTTTGCTAGAGGAGTTCCCTTTTGGTACGTTGAGTTTTTTCATAATAGCCAATACCTTTACTCGAGACTTTTTATCTCTGGGCATTTCTAACTTCATCATACGTCCTTCTGATATCACCTCTTTTACTAATTCTTTTAATTCTGCTCTTGATATCTTTATTTTTTGTTCACCGTTAGGTCTAGAAGCTTCTACTTGCAACTCAGCCTGTATGTGTTGTGCCTCAGTCTTGAATGGGGGTAAATCTTTGTCTGTGTATACTCTACCCGTTTCTATCTTGGTAATTAAATCTGCTAAGTTTTTCATTATTTATTCCTGAGTTGTTTTAGCTTGTCTTTTTGAGTTACAACCAATTTTTTTTCCACACTATCCATCTCTACGTTAATGCTATCCGGTTTACCGACCATGACAGCACTCTTACTGTGAGTTTCCACCACACCTATTGGTTTGTGCTGTGGATCTTGAAGTATTGGTGGTTTGGTTTGGATAGCTCGAGTAGCCTGTGATGTTGTTCCTTGAGGAATAATACGACAAAGTACCCATATTGCAGCTACTATCTGCCAAATTGTTGCTGATATGACAATAAGAATCCATGCTAGTACTCCAAGCACTATGCCTGATCTATTGCCTTAGAAATTTTATCTCTGCGATTCTTTAGATATTCATCGGATGAATCTGTATCTCCATCATTATCGATGTCACCATCTTCCTTACCCACTGGATCCATTTCTTCTCTGATATCATAATATCTGTTCAGTATTCCACCCATATCCTCATACAGAGCGACTAATCTTTCAGATAGAGCTTTATGATCTTTTGCTGTGGACTTAAATTCTTTTACCATTCCAGTCATGGACTTCATGTTACGATTGACGCTAACCTTGTCAAACCAGTCATCGGTTTCCGTAACTATGTGTTGTTGTGCAGATTCTGCCATCTTGACCAATTGCTCCGCTATCTCCATAATATTATGCTCACCGTATAGTTTCTTGCCAACAAGACCATACTCGGATACTTGCTTGCTAACAGCTCTACCGTCAATCCGTTCCTGATTTTCTTCAAAAACCTCAGACAATAGGGTTTTTAACTTTTTCATAATACTCTCCTGATGTTATTTACAGATCTAGGTCTGTTTTTTTAAAATCTTTTAAATTCTTGACTACTTTTGATAGATCCCCGATCTTACCAATAATAAATTCTTTTGATGCTACACCCAAATTTATCTTACCACTACGTTGTATATACAAAGGTAATACATCACTTTTATTGGAAGATTTAACCGTATAGAATCCACCCCATACATCGTTACCTATGAGTCCTTTTTTCATTGGCTTGTACTTGAGTACTTTAATTCCCGACATTTTCATGGCCTTGAGCAAAAAATCTTTTATTTCGTGTTCGTCTGCATTTATTCCCGAACGTCCTGGCATTACGTTTAATGCTTCTTGAACTGGTACTATATAAACACCTTTCATCATAGGTAATCCATAAGGATTTTGATTGGTTGAATGATTTTTATTCTTAGTATATAAGTTATACACTGTAGCTGGCTTACCATATAGCTTAGCCTTTACTTTTTCAACTTTATAAATCTTGGCGCCGGCTGTTTTTTTCATAGAATTTACTTTTTTTAAAGCATCTGCTTTAGAATACATTTTCATTCCACCTAATTCTTCTGGTGTTTCATTTATGGATTCATTTGCTTTTTTAAGTGCTATCTTTACTCGCTTATGGTGTGATAATCCTCTTCTAATTTTTTCAATCCCCTTAATGGCTCCTGTCATATTACCACTCATTGATTTAGCTATTTTTTCTGCCTGTTGAATCTGTCGGAGTATATTTTCGTCTAAAGATTCTTCTTCAACATTCATGCTATCTAAATGAGCTTGAATTCTTTTTGCTTGACCCGCATGCATCTTGGAGGCACCCTCAAGTTCTTTAACTATTTTCTTTAATTCTGGTATGTCCTCTTTTAGTATTTCTTCATTTACAGATTCTTTCTTAACTTGTCGGCGCATTAAATCTGCTATTTTCATTAAGGTTTCTTTATCCTTCTTAGTCAACATAGCCATTTGTCTCTCTTTAGCTAACTTTTCAAGCTTTTCAGCTTCCTTCTTCATATCAGACTTAGACATGACTTCTCTGACCATTTCTTTAATCTCGCTACGTGTAATTTTCATTGTTGCATTCTCCTTAACGTGCTCTGGCTTCCCTTTGTGTTTGGTGGAAGCAAAATCTTTTGCTGACTTTTTAGTCATGTTCTTAGCAACCTTTTTGACGGAATTAGGAGCATTTTTCATATCACCTTTATTGTAAGAGTGCACCATACCCATAAAACGTTGTTGAGCCTTAGACTTAGCGGGCATTATAATCCTTTTGTAAAGTGGTTGATAATTTTACCGAATCCATTGTCCGTAATTCTTCTTTTAATCTATCTAACTGAGAAGGCTTAACTTCTACGACTCTAACCTTCTTTACAACTTTTTTATTGGGACTACTACCTAACATGATACGTTTGTAAGAGCTGGACACTAAGTTCCTCTCATGATATCATTGATAATTGTCTCTACCTTGTTCCATTTATTAATCCGTTTGGATTTATCAACGCCCTCATTCATAGGATACATAAACGCTCCATGAGTGGATGGGTTAGATACAAAATCAAATGCTATCAATTCAAAATCATCTTGAACTTCTACAGCATCATCTTCGTGAATTTCTTGTACAGATCCCAGACCTCTACTTGATATACCCAACTTGATTCCCGACTTGAATAATTCTTTTAAAATGTTACCACTTGGAGTACTCAAAACTTCAACGGTACCTACTAGATCATCATCTTTCCAGTGCATTTCCGTAATATTATGGGATGCATTTTGTAAATTAACTACTGAGCTATCCGGATGGTCTAACTCTCCGAGAGCTCTACGTTCTTTTATTTGGGTATCCGAGTACTGCTTAGCTTCCCTCATTAAAATATCTCTGGGGTATATTCTACCGTTTTGATTTTTAGCTCCTGCACGCTGTAAAATGCCTTGTACGATTAATTTTCCATTGTTCTTATCAATGGATTCGTTTATAGCTATGGGCGATACATCAAAATTGATAACATCTACTAATAATTGTTTGTTCATTATAAGCCTCCTCTATAAACAAAAGTAACTGCATTAGCGTCATCAAGGTCTCCATCGCGACGACTACCACTCCAAGCTACTGGATTAATATCTAATCTAATTGGTTCCGCATCCCCATGTACTGTTATTGCTGGCACGTAAGTTTCTCCACCACCCTCTACTCCTCCACTCAACGAACCTTCAGAACATGTAGTCTCGTATAAAAAGTTAAATGAACCGCTAGTATTAACTATTACATGAGATGCTCTTTCAGCTATTTTGGTTACTGGTACAGCCTTGGCCTGACCAAATGATTTTACTGGCGTGGGTGTTGGATATGATTTTGTTGGATCATCTACGCTTTCGCCTCCTACTCCATAGTTTGCCATTATGTTCTCCTATTTAGCCCATATGGCACGTTTAATCCATATGTCTCTAAGTATTGATGCTACTTCCTTTCGGATCATGTCTCGCACCTGTTTTAAATCTTGGTTATCCAAATCTTCAGCTAATTTATATCCCGTAGCCTTTAGATATGGCTTTAATTTTTTCTTTTTATCCGACTTGCTTTTACTAAAAGCATATGGAGTGCTGTAGCCAGGAACATCAGCAGTAGTTGATATCTCTTCCAGTTCAGGTTGTAGATAGCCTCGTATGAGGTCTTTAACTTTTTCTTTTTGCGCCTCTGTCACGTCGTATCAGTTCCTTTTCTAATTCATAATATCGCATTACTTGTAAAACAGAACTATCAGCTACCAACTTACCCTCATTTGGTCCACAAAATTTATCTATACTATTTACAGCTTCTTGTAGCTTGATTTTTGTTATTTTGTGACCTACCTTTGAAATATGTTCGTTTAATGATTTTTTTAAATCACTAACACAACCGTTTATAAATTCTTTTAGTGAATTTGTATTCGATACGTTATTAATATATTCTTTGAGTAGGTGCTTTTGCTTACCATTGAGATATTGATATTTAGCATTGAATCTTTCTAACAATATCTTATATGTCAATACTCTAAGCTCGTCACTAGATTGTAGCTTTTTACCAACCGAGTCGTTTAAATTTACTTCAGGAGCTGATGTTATATTTTCAACTAAATTGAAATGAGTTTCTGTTTTTTCTTCAGGATTCAACTCATCGCCATATTCAAATAGTTTATAAGCTGATGCGTAACTTTTATAGTTAGGTATACTTGAAGATAAGAACTCTTGTAAATTGTAATTCTTCTGTATATCTTTAACTAACTGATACTTTTCCTTTCGGAGTTTACTTCGATTAAGTTGTTTGAATGAAGTGCTTACTTCATTGATAAAAAATTGAGCCTGCTTATCCGTCTTATATTTTTGATTAACTATCATGTTGTATAGTGTTCGTTCTTTACTAACTTCAGTCTTAGCGTTAAAATAGTTTTTGGTAATGGATAAAGCCGGACTCTTGGAAGTCTTGTTGAGCACATCCGCAGTAATTTGTCTGACCAGGAACTCAAAGAGTAATCCTGTGTTTTTTAGCTTATTGTGCTTGACTTTTTTAGATTTCATGTATAAGTCCCCAGTTGCTGTGTATACAGTATTTCATATATAAGTAGTAATCAAACATCGTTTTCATCCTCTAAAAGAATTTGTTCGTTCAGCAAACCCTGTGAACTAGTTGATGTTTTAAACTTTTCCTTCAACTGTTGCAGTAAGCCTTCAGACTTAACTGCTGTAGCACCTTTGCTCATAGCAAGAGGCGAGCCCCCTTTAAACTCTCTAGCTCCCATACTTTGTCGTTCATACTTGGTTGCATCCTTGAGATCTTGTGCTGATGATCTACCTCTATTATCACCGGTATCGTATCTAGGACCTTTTTCAGATCCGCCCCATTCTCCGGTTTCTTCTTCCATATCTTCAGCAGCAGCTCCAGTTTCTGCAGGATCATTACCCTCAGCTTCTATTTGATCCATTCTAAATGCTTGTTTTTGATCGTTTATAACGCCTTCAAAAATATCAGATTTGTCTTGTTGATTCATATCAAATATATTATCATAAACCCAATCACGACTAAATAGTTTATTGTCCATTGCTGCTTGAGCTATCTGTATTTGTCTTTCCATTAATTCTAACTTTTCTTGTTCATGAATCATAGAAGGATTCTGTAGTTCGAGATTAAAGTCTAGTAATTCAGCATCTTCAAAACCCTGAGCATACAAATGTACTATTGCAATCTTAGAAAGTTCAGAGACTACTATCTTTTGTAACCTCTCTATAGTACGTGCAAATCTAACATCTTCTGCTGCTAGAGTAGCCTTACTACCTATACTCTCATCATAACCAAGAAAAGCCTTTGGAACTTTTAATGATGCCATTAATTTATTTTTTAAATATTCTATATCATCTATAGCTGCATCATTAGATAAACCTGGTAGAGTTTCTATTTCTGTACCTGAATCCCCTCCTCTGACTGGCAAAAAGTAATCTTCAGTTACGGACTCCATGTTATATCTTAAATTATATTCACCTGTATTTTGATCTATGACGGGTATTTTTTTCATTTTGTTAATAATCTTTTGCATGAAATTATCAACTTCATTGGGTGGTATGTTACCAATATCTAATTTGAATACCCTCTTTTCAGGTGCTCTCATAATCCTATGAATTAACATAGCATCTTCCATAAGAGACAATTGTTTCCAAACTCTTCTACCTCCCTCCAACATAGATTTACCATATGGTAAAAAATTACTATCACTGAGTAATCTAAAATGAGCTATTTCATAATTCTCATACATTTTAGGTTTAGCTGAATTAGGTCTTCTAGAAGATTCATCTCCAGTTATTTCAAAGTTAATTTTTTTAGGACTTTCTGGATCGTGATCTTCCAACCTTCTCACTTCATAAGGTGATAATGGCTTAACATTCACTACACCATACTTATCCATTATATCCATTAATAGGAAAAAATCTCCATACTTTACTAAATTTCTCATCCACGACCATAAATTAAACTCTATGTTCAATATATCATAGAATAAATTATGAAGCACTGAATGGAGTTTACTATTGTCTGTTTGGATGGTTAGTATCTCACCATTAATATTATCAATTGTAGATTCATCGCAGTAGATATCCAAAGCACTACTGATTATAGGATCGGAATCCATAAGCTCATATTCTCTGAATAATTCTGTTCGGGCTACTTCATATGCATTCCTGCTATTTTGCATTGCGGAATATTGTGAACCAAAACCACTGCCCCCCATAATCTTGCTATATCGATCCACAAAATTGCTAAGTAATCCACTCTGATTAAAGTCTAAATCTTTTACAACTAGTCGATTATCACCAGTTTTTCGTATAACTATATTACTTTGTAGTAAATTTCCTAGTCGTTGTAAAATGTTTTCTTTTTCTTGTGCCATTTAATATCCTATTTATAATAACCAATCGAGACTTTCTTTTTGTCCCTTTATATTTTGCTCCCATGGATTTTCCTTTCCCGCAGGAGATGTTCTATTACTAAATCCAGCATCATGCCCTTGATTTGAATTTAAGATAGAATTCATTGTAGCTTTTTGTAAAGCATCTTTTTCTGATTTTAATCTAAGAGCTGTATCCCTTATCCACAATGCTATGCTATACGACATTACTAAATCGTCGTTATATCCCTGCATGGCTTGAGGTTTGTTGTTCTTGTATATAAATACAAAAAGTTCTTCTACTAAACGTGTTGATTTTAATTTTACTAATTTTTCTCTTGTATATTCTTCCATTTTAGCTATTACTAACGGTCTTGTCTTAGCGGAAGTTCCAAACCCGGGTATAAGATTTTTATCTTCGGATCTATATCTGTTGGTGGTATGTTGTTCAACGTCAATGTACTGTAGATCTTTAGATTGATAGAAAAGGTTTTTATAACCTCGATCTATTACTGTTTGTATTGTTGCCCATCCCACATTGTTATTCTCTATCACAAGCAACGCGTCATTATATTTAGTCGAAAGTTCAATTAAAAAGTTACCAAAATCTGTAGTTCCTAGTTGACCTTTATATTCAGCTACTTGATCCATTGTATCTACTTCAAATACCTGCGTGGCTGAATAATCCGTTCCATCTCCACGTGCTACATCAGCAACAACTATATATTCCTTTGTATAGTCTGGATAAGACCATATCCAAAGATTTTTATCTACACCACCCTGTTCTACTGGCTCAGCAACTGTTGTTTCCTTATACCATTGAAGTATCTGTGCATCTACTACTGAATTACCTGAACTTAAAAAGTCAGCGTCGCATTCTTGAGATGCCTTTGTTGGACCTAAAATTTTATCTTGCTCATCTCTCCACGTTTGGTCCCTATCGGGATGAACTTGCCAAGGTAATTCTATAAAAGAAAATCCATTTGTGCCTTCTATAGCATCAACCCACATTTTATGAAACCAATTTCCAACACCGTTTGGTGTCGATAACACTATACATCTTCCACCCGTAGCAAGCGTCTGTTGTGCAGCTGTCCATATACTCTCAATTGTATCAATAAATGCTGCCTCATCAAGTATCAACAGAGATAATGCTTCTGATCGACCAGCTTCTGGTGTAGCAGCAACAGCTTTTATCTGTGAGCCATTGCCCAATCTAAATGATAACTTATTGTCCTCTTCCACTGTAGTCTTTAACCAAGTGGGTAAATTTTTATACATCACTCTCACTTTAGTAACGAGATTCTTAGCAGAGTCTTTATCCTTAGCAATCACTAATATGTTTTTATCTTGAAAGAATAACATCGTCCATAGAGCATAACCTGCAGATAATGTACTGATTCCAAGCTGTCTAGATTTTAAAACTATATTATAGTCATGCTGTCTTAGATCCTGAAGTGATCTCTCTTGGAAATCATATAGATCAAATTTAATCTTACCCTTTTGAGGATGTTGTATAGTTGCATATTTACGTAAAAAGTGAACGGGATCATCAGATGACTTGAGGTACTCTCTACGGATGGCTTGCTTAATGTCACTCATCAGATCTTACCTAGAATAACTCCTATTACTAACCACAAGTATTGATTTTCATACCATTTAGGTTGAAGAGCCTTTATCATCTCTTCATTTGCTTTATCTCGTGTTTTTAATATTTTAATTTGTCTACTTTTGGCCTCAGATAGAACAAACTCGACGTTAGCATTTTTTTCTATTTCTGCCACTAGACTCTCACACTCGTTGATCACAACGTTCTTAGATGCTATCAACGAGTCAGCTTTTGCCAACTTACCTTTCCATTGAGCATCACGTGCTTTCAACATTTCAAGTGCTTCAGACTGTGTAAATGATGCTACTTCCTTGCCATCTTTTTTAATGGTTTGTCCATCTGTCACTGACAATATTAAACCGGTTATTAACAAATATTTTAATATTTTCATATCCATTCTCATTTCTTTTTAGAAAACTTTTTTAAAAAATCTTCTGCTGATTCTATATCGTCTGCCTCATAGGCTTCTTCCATCTTAACAGTTTTTTTCTTAGCTACTGTTAATCTTCTCTTGAGTTTTGTGATTTCTTTTTTGTTAGTGGCTTTATCCTGCTCTAAACTTACTATCTCTTTTTCTACTTTAGCCTCTTCTTTTTTAGAATTCTTTATAACTTTTTTTAATTCTTTGACTTCTTGAGATTTTTTCTGTGAACCCAAAACTATACCCACTATTCCTGCTATTCCAGCCAATATAGCTACAAGTTTTGTAAAAATTTTCATTACTTAGCTCCGTTCTTATGTTCGTTAGTTATTGCGTTTGCTATTGTGGGATCAAAATCAGGTAACCTTTCACTTTCACCTCTTAGTGCATCCGTTAGTTCTTCTGTCACGGATTTCCACCTAGCTTGTTCTTGCTCGTTTACCCAATCGCCCCATTTGTTTATAGTTTTTAAGTGAGCTTCAAAATTAATCTGGCAGTAGTAGCATCTCGCCATTCTATTCCAGGTATCCTGATCTATTTTCTTTAGAATGAGTTTGTCGCAATCTAGACACTTATCAAAACCTCGAGGTGGAATTTTGGTAATTTGTTTTCTTTGATTGTTTTCTATCTTCCACGTTCGTCCTCTAGCATCGGTCCATTCTTCACCTTCCTTTCGTTGACTTACTGAAGGTGTTTTGTACCCAACTTGGACTTTGGGTTTAAAAAGTTGATTTATTTTATTTTGTACTTTTTCTACTGACATAACTGCTTCCTGTATACATATATAGTTATATAATTATCGACTAAATTTAAGTGCTCCGAGTATTTGGTTCACGGGTGCAAATGCTCCGGTAAACTTATACACTTTGCCTTTATACTTAAAGACTAGACCTTCTGATGGTACAATTGCTTCTGGTCCACCTATAGCGGATAACTTTTCCAATTGATTTTTTACTAATTTTATCTTCTTGACGTCATCTCCCTTTTGGATGTCCTTTATAGCTTTATCTAATCCCTTTTGCATTCTTTGAACAGAAGCTGATGGATTTGCTGCTGTAAATCCTTTTATATTTTTTAATATTTCTGCTCCAAGTTGAAAGAATAACATCTCAAATGGTTTCATATTACTTTTTATTGTAGCGGCATGATCGTTTTTATCAAATCCTAGTGCCCAATTTAAAAATTCTGGACTATCACTAAGTGCCTTTTTGATATCCGGTATCTTAAATGACTTATCACCAAAAGCCCATCTCCGAACTAGACCTCTAAATGTCATATCATTTAAACGTGAAGAATACTTCTTTTCTGCTTGTTGTATAAATGTTTCCCAATAACGTTGATGATACAGAGCTAACGTATCTGCATCCTTTAGAGAATACTTGGTTTGCAGCTTAGATACCTTGGAGTTGTAGTATGATTGTCTCTTTCCAAAATTTTGACTCTTTGGAACCTTGAGAAAATTAGGCTTGGATATCTTATAATGTTTTTGTACGTTTTGATTAACTTGACGTATCATACCCTCCAATGCTCTTGCACTATCCGGTACATTTCCTGTAGGACTACCAGCATCATTATACCTCAGTGCTCCATGAAAAACTATTTCAGCCTTGTCGTAATTTACAACATTTGCTGATTTGGGCCACATTACTTCAAGATTCATAAAAGAACTACCATTTTGAAATATCTTGGTTCTTTGTTTTTCTGACAATTTCCCTATAGCCTTTTGGAGATCCTTCATGGCAAATACAAATGCATTCTCTATATCTCCTCTACCTTTGAACATTGTCTGAATGCCTTTGACGTCTGGTGCTGTTTTACCTGCATTTTTCAAATGTCCTTTGTTCCTTGCAGCTATCAACTTACCATTTTTCCAACTTATCATTAAGTTTTGACCATCTAGCTTTTCCGTTACATTATCTTCTCGGTCAAGAGTTCCTTGTAATCCATTTTCAATAATAGCTCTTAGGTCTCCAAAAGTGAGATCCATATCATCAAAAGGATGTGCCATGTGTCCATATGCACCTCCCTCGGTAAGAATGTCTTTCCACCATTTCTTAGTAAATAATTGTTCTTCTACTACACTCATCTTGTTGTGTTGGTCCTTTTCATCTTTTGGTTCCGTTGGGTCAGGTTGGTCAACTCTTGGATTTGTTGATTTGATTGGTTCCTTGGAAGATTGTTTAATTGAATCATCAGCCGAAATAAAATCTACAAGATTCCATCCCAGTCTTACTATACTTCTGTTAATGTTTTGCAACCACTTATCAAATGCCGGCTTACCTTTTAGATCAGCTAGTATATTGGTACCAGCGTTGGCTCCAACCAAACCCGCAGGGAAGTATGTAACTGCTCCGGTAGGTCCGTTTGGATAGTAGGTATCGTGTTCTTCAAATTCCATATCAGGTACTATATAATTTACTACCCTGTATCCCAGCTTAGCAGCTTCTCGCTCAGCTGATTTCCGATATGTATTTTGATTTCCATACCAATATCTTGGTCCATCATCTACAAAACCCCCAGCTGTATTTGACGTAACTGAAGATTCAATAATATTTGTTTTGATTACAAATTCTTCTATATCTGACTTTGATACTATTCTATACTTTAGAAGAGGTCTTCCGTTAATTGTAATATCACCTTTTTCATTCTTTCCTATATCCTTAACAACAATTGGTTTATTCTTAAACCTACCTCCCAAGACAGTATCTCCTACCTCTATTGGTACCGAGATAGATTCGTTCATATCCAATGATTCTATAGAATTAAACATATCAACTGCGTTTTCTTGATTCATCATTGATATTGCTTGATCTCGATCTACCCACACATATTCACTATGCTCATGCGACAACTCAACATTCTTGCTATTTGTCTTACCCAAGTAGATTGTGATATCTTTTTGCTTAGATGTACCAAAGTTTACGGTATAGATAAACTCAAAATTTTTAATAGTATTGGAAACTGTTATACCAGTCTCTTCATAAGTTTCCCTGGTTGCTCCCTGTAGCGGAGTTTCTCCTTTTCGTAAGTGTCCCTTTGGTGGTCCCCAATATGTACTATCCCTCAGCAACAAATATTCCTTCTTTCCAGTCTTGTCTAAATGATATACCATGAACCCTGCTACTT